TGCCGAAGTCCTGCCAGCCGCACCAGCTTTACCTACCAGCGCAGACATTCCAGGTGGAAGTGAACCACCAGCTACGATTGCCGCCGCCGCACCAGCAGAGCCACCCGTTGTGAGTGCACCATTTCCACCGTTGCCTCCATTAGACCCATCGTTCTCAATCCACGCTGTTCCCGTAATTGGAGCAACAATTGTGTTTGCGAACAGACGATAGCTATTGGTGGATATTACAGCACCACTCAGCAGAATGATAGTGTCATAGGAAGAATCCTTAGCAAGAGTCAGTCCAGTAGCCACCACAATATTTCCATCCGAGCCATCTCCAGCCAATGAGCCTAGCATGGACTGTGGTTCATACCTATTTGTGCCTGTGCTGTAAATCAGAACATCTCCATCATCAGGAACAACAAACTGAATATCCTTACCCCGCAATTTGGAAGCATCCACTCCATCAATAGAAATATCTAATCCTGTAGAATCTAGGATATGAAGTTTATGGTCAGTTGAATTAACGTATACCGAGACCTTTCCCGAAGATGGGGTAGAAGGTGGAGCACTCTCGGAAAATTTTAGATTACTCATACTATCCTCCTAAAAATTAGACTGCACTTTATATTGACTCACTTCTCTATAAGCTATACCGTATGACATTGCCAGCAAAGCTCCTATAGTTGGAGTGGGTTTTTTAAGATAAGCGTTAACTAAATCTACATTATTTACTCCAGTTGGAGTAGGAAGCTGAGTAAAAAATCTAAAAGTTGCTACTTCTCCTACCGAACTTCCATAGGGAGATATGCCCGTATAAAGGTCAATTTGACCAGACTCATAAATAATTTCTTGTGTTGGACTTGTTCCAGAACAACAGGCTATTCCAAGTATAAGACTTTCTGGATTAGTTAATATAGTTAGAATTGAACGATATGTTCCTGTGCCTATCCCTTGATACTGACTTCCATTTCTATATCCGTATATCTGGTCGCCATAATCTCGTTCCACCGAAGTTACCCATAAAACCTTAGCAGTACAATGATTCCATGTATCCGAAACTCCAATCTGTCCACAGAGCATTCCAGAGCTATTAGGTGCACAAGAATAATTAATTCCAGTAATGTAATGAGATATGTAGGAAATTCCAGCCTGCCAAACTCTATCAGACCGTATAACTGCCGTAATAGAATTTCCCATAGCACTATATCTACCAGTAACCCAAGATAAATCAAGCATGGGCATAGTTCCTGCAAAATTATACCCTTCCCACAAAAGAACTAGGTCTGCATCCTCCTCATTTGGAGTCATTACCCAATGCTTGAATGACTCTCCAGAAAAAACCTCGAAAGAAGTAGTACCAGTAATTATTCTAGGCATTACAACTTCCTTCCAGAGAGAGAAACAATTAACATCGTTGTGCTACTTGAACCCGTTACATAAAAACCTAGAAACTCTCCTTCATTAATTCCAGTTGACCATCCGACTAACGCAGTATCTTCATAATATGCCATTCCTGTGTAGGGAATTAGAATCCCACCCACAATAGACCCAGCGGCAGTAGGGGGATAGGTGCTTGATTTCCATATATCAACTCTTGTATTTGAACCCGTAATATCTCCAGCCAAGGATACCTTATCAATATAACAATCATAAGGCACTTGAACAAAACCTTTATATCCAACTCCTATAGCCTGTAAATAATTTCCAATCATAAATTGGAGACCCCAGCCATCTTGATTCAAATTGAATTCTTTGCCATCTTCATCAAGAGCATATAATCGTTTACCTTTGGCATAGAGTAAAACTTTCCCAGCATCGGGGGTTTCGGGGCGAGTTGCCATTCCGACCATAAGCAGTTTAGACATTAGATTATCTCCATTACTGCACCAGAGGCTATTTCCAAAACCACCCCTGCCGCAACTTCATATCCACTTGACACAATCCAGCTATAGCCAGATTCCACCACCACGTTGATGTCCGTGCTCATCTTAGAATACTGACCACCAGCTTTCACATATTTATGCACATCCACCGTGCCAGTTACAAACTTGAATTCATCATCTCCGTTGAGGGTGGTGGGGTCTTTCCAGAATGCCACCTGTGGAGACGCACCAACTCCTCCAAGAGTACCACCAGCAGACGAGCCAGATATAATGACATCCGTTGCGTTATCTCCTGCATTATCCTGTGCCCAGACATTCGCTCCCTTGAAATTGAGCTTGGGTCTGGTAGTTAGAGGTGTGCCTTCGTCTTGAATTGTGTGCCCTGGAACAGTACCAGTTACCGTAATTGTTACCAGCGTTTGATTACTCCCAGCATCATCGGTTACTGCAACACTTCCAGCAAAGGCGAGGTTGCCTCTCTGAGTCATTGGAACATTGGATTCATTTATAATTCTATGACCGTCCAGACCACCTCCGGTTGTCCCTATAGAAACTACCGAAGTAATAATTTTCTGCGGTGCTCTTTCTAGTCTAGCTTTTCCTGTAGAACCATAAGAGTTTCTAGCCTGATAAGTAAACTGATATAAAACTATTACTTCTGGAATCGGAAATCCAGAAAAGTCAAAGGTCTTAATATCTTCCGCATAAGCCAAAGCAGATGTGTTAAAATTTCCCCGACCAGGCATCAATATGAATCTAGCCTGACCATTAATATTTGTTGCTATTAGATAGTAGTTATAATATTGAGTGCTTGAACCCTCAGTCAATACTCCAGCATTATCCCAATCAATGTATCCACCAGTATGATAAGAATAAGGCATATTGGAAGTTTTCCAATCATATACACCAAGACCATTACGATACATAATTGTATATGTTCCAGATACTCCATTGGGGTCAATCAACTCCGCTAATGACCATTTCAAATCTTCATCATCAATGACACAGGGGGAAACTCCAAAACAAACTGCGGCATCTGTATCTGTAGTTATTACCATTCCTGTAGGAATTCCACCAGAAACATAATGTGTTCCTTCACTTTCGTGAATAAATTGGTGCATCCTGCGGTCAATTGCTACGGTATGACGCTCATCCTCTAATTGATATTTAGGAGTTAGAGAATTATCCCATTGGATAATTGCCACACAAACTTTTGTATCATTCAACGTCCAAGGAGTTGTCATCTGAGACAACGTGCCAATATCATCATCTATATATATGAAGTATGTGCCCTTCGCTGGAGGAGAACCAGTAAGTACACAGGTCTTATTGGAAGTGATAATGTTCTTTCTTCCTCTACGAAAATAAGACCAATTCGCTCCGATTTTAGCCAGCGTGAGTGTGTAGGTAGCAGGGTCAAAAGAGAGTGTAGATTCAGGGGTTATTGCAAACCCCATGCGGTTGATGTCCTCCCAACGAGTATCATCTACACGCACTACCGTCTGAGTATTCGTAGGGTCATCCGAAGCGGTTACATACTGTCCCGTAAAATTCATCTTCGGTTCTGTAGGAAGAAGAACTCCCTCATCATAGATGATATGTCCACCACCAGACCCCGTAGGTGGAATAGGAATATTAAACATTCTGAGGTCAATAATGTCTGTATCCTGCCTAGACTCAAACAAACCAGTTTGACCACCATAGAGTCGCACCGCCGCAACTGGATAAGTATTAGGTATGGGCTTAGGAATATCTGTAATTTCCAGCGTTTTGATGTTTCTGAGTGTTCCGGTGAGCATATCCAAAGTGCCATCGGTATCCACATAGATTAGTCCGAAGTATGCGCCTGTCCAAGGAATAGCCTCAGTTAAATCTATATCCTGACCTGAGACTCCCATCCATTGATTGTTTAGATAATTTATATTCCTATAAATATTTACTTCCATTCCTCCCATCGGAGTAGGACGCAAAGGCAAAAATTGTCTAAGCTGAGTAAAAACAATATCATCACCACCTCCTACCGCCATCCACTCATGCGACTTATGGTGAGAAGGAACAGCGAACACAGTATTATCAGAAGTTCCACCAAATTTTCCTGAAGAAGTCCTAACACTAATTACTTGAAATCTGCTAGGCTCTGCTGGGTCATATCCAACCATAACAGGAAGGTCTAATTCTGGAGCAATTTTATTGTTGAATACCTGAGTAACTGGTTGACCAGGAATCCTTATCCATATATAGTTAGGTCTGTTTTTAACAAATACATTTCCAGCCCCATCTCCTATTGTTGCAGGAAATACTTTTGGTTGCTGTTGAAAAGTTCGTAACTTGCTTTTTAGAAAATTAGTTTTTACCATTATGTGTGTCCTCCCCAACAGACGTTCCATAATAAGAAGCTGTCAATAACCAGCATGTGAGATGCCATCACCACAATAGAGATAAGAGTTTTCTGCCTACTTACGGCATCAAATCCTCCAGACATTCTATAGCTACTTTTTGCTGTTAGACTACGAGTATTGGGAACGGCTGTGGGTCTCCAAACCATACTATATGTTCCTAATTTATAATATGGACTCCAAGAAGTACCAATATGTTTTATGCGGTCAGCAACAGGCATATCTACCGGAACGGTTACTCCATCACTAATTTTCCATGCTGTAAGATACTGATAGTCCGATGGGTTAGAGGAGCTATTCCACATGGAAGTATACAAATCGAAAATAACATCGAACCAACGAGTATCTGGATACCCACCTCCTGCTCTGGGTGTCCAGATACTTCCATTTTCATATCCAGAAGCAAAAGGAAAATTTTGGTCTCGTCTTACATAATCAATAATTTCTGCTCCATTAACAGTAAGTTTATAAGTAAATTGGTTATCTGTATATAGGGTATATGGAGACCAATCCACAGAGGTTATAGGATTGAGGTCTGAATTTAATGCTATCTCCATAGATTTTACAAACATCCCCTGAGCTAAACTAAACACTCCAGTTCTTTGTTGACCGTTCCCAATAACGGGGTCTTTTATTGCCTGACCAAGACGATTTCCTGCACTATCACAAAGGTATATCTGATACCAAGTATCATCAGTATCTTCTACCCAAGCTCCAATTGGATTAGAGTTTACATCTCTCTTGTACCACTTCGCATTTAGTGTATAGCTAGTCCGGTTATCATAACTAGACCCTCTATACCAAAATCCGTATGGTACTCTGAATGTTACTGGAGAATTAGAATATAAAGTTATTCCACGAACTGTACTCCATGCTCCATTTGCCGCTCCATGAATATCTCCTTCACATATAGGCAACTCTGGGTCTGTAATTACAATATACGGTTGTTCTGACAAACCCTCACCAGCACAAAAATTTGGAAAACCAAAATCAGGAAAATCTGGTAAATATCCTGGGTTTTCGTCTCCGGTTTGAGGAATGGGCAAAGTCTGACCATCAGCTAAACTATGAGTAATCTCATGCAAAGTAATCTCAGGAAGAAGGCTTCCTTCCTCAGCAGAGAATGACCAATTCATGCCCTCGACATAGAAAGGAGCTTTACTAAGAACAATCTGACGGTGAGTATCCTCTTTATTCAATGTAACTAAAATCTGCTCGTATGGAGCAATATCCAAATTACGATAATTCCCAGCCAACCTAAAAGTTACTTCTGGATATTTGGCATTCAAAAATGCAAAAGCATCTCCGCACTTTTGATTCAACTCAGTCTGTGAAGCTACCATCAAGTCGTATGACCCCATCTCAGCCTTTCCAGAATATTTTGCTATATTTCCTGGGGCATTAGACATATAGGGAGTAGCCAATCCAGAACCAACATACTTTGAGCCTCCAATTTCTGTGTAGGATACTTCTGCAAACTGACTGAGCCTAAAAGTAGGTTCATCTATCCAATCCATTTTCTGCATATCCAAAGCAACAGGATATACACCAGTAGCATTATGTGTAATGTTGATTCCAGGTTCAATAAAGATTGTACCCTGCCTATCTGATACCATCTGTCCACTTATTCTATTTTGTAAGTAAGGATTCAAGGAATCATATAAATTAGTTGCCGCTCCTTCAAAGAAATCCAATAACACATCTGTTCCAATATAACGAACATCTGCCACTTCTCCTATGGTAGATAAAATCTTTGTATATTCCCAAATAGCCCTTTTCATGGACATGCCTTGAATATGTTGCCACTTAGTAGCAGAGGTTACATCATCAAAGGAAAATGACATCCCCTCTTTCTCTTTCATGATTCCAGTTATACTCTCTGCTTCAAAAGAGGTTACGGAATTCTGATAATCATAGGAAATAGAATCTCCAGAAATGTACCCAGAGAACACAATCTTTTGACGATTCCGTTGGTTGCCTCCAATGCTTACTTTATCTCCTCCATAATATTCCTCATCAGCGAAGATGACTACAATAGAATTTTCAAGAAGGTTAGGCAAGATTTCTCGAACCCAGATAGAGGAGCTATATCCTCCTTCATCCCTAGTCCCAGAGAGACTCTCCATTCCCCAATTTCTGATTGGTTGTTTGTCAGACCTGTTGTAGATAGACACATGACGATAACCATAGTCTACCCCACCAGATGCGCTAGTTACCTTAAGCCTAGTAATATAATGACCAGGGCTAGAATAACTGATATAGCCAGGGTCGGCAGAAGTAGACCCTGTAACGGTTGCACCCTCGAACCACCACTCATAGGCTGAAATAGCCTCACCTTTACAATTAGAAGTACCGCTAGAAGTATAAAAAACGGAATCTTCCATGAAGCCAGCATAGTTGCCTCCCATACATACCTGTGTTCCTAACACAGAATTCTGATTAGTGTATCTAACGTCCCAATCTGCAAATAAGAGAGTATCGTCATCACTATCAATCATTGCACTATCATATCCCCAATAAATAGGAAATGCCTCATGTAAATCTAACACCGTTAGATATTGTCCTGTGTTCCAAGGAATATCATCATTCGGAGCTACCTTAACATACGTTCCTGTGGCAGACCGCACACGCACTCTGCCAATGTCCCATGCTCCAAGGGATGTGCCTACGAGCATGGTACTGTTGGGTTGAATCAAGCCATAAGAGCCAGTAATAACTCCGGTGTAGTACACATTCATTCCATCATTTGTACCACTCAGGATTACTGCCTGAAATCTGGTCTTGGGCTTATAAATAGATAACCACAATCTCGTCTGATGAGGACGACTTCTTATTTGGGACAATTCAACAGCATTTATTTGGCTCATGTTCGTATATTCACAATCAGTATCCGAGCATTCTGCCGATACATTTCAAAAAAGTCTCCCGACTCTGGTTCATAAATCACACAACCAGTATAGGTATCGTAAGTATAGACTCCAGATACGGGCTTATAACGAGGGAGGGTAACGGTAGTTGTTCCAGTATAAAGCATCAAAGTATCATACATATTTTGCAACTCATAAAACTCTGCCTCAGTAATCAAATCCCACCTCATCTCAAATTGACGAGCCGCAGGATACACAGGATGACCATTTCCATCTACTCCTACTGTATCCCTAGATTTCCATGAACCGGAGGAAGGCTGTAAAGTTAGAGTAACATTGTTAATTTTGTACGGCATTATCTTGACCTTTCCACAGACGTAATAATATTGCCCATCTCTGTGAGAGTGTTCTGAATAATCCTAGCTTGTAAATCTGGAGAAAGTAAAATTTCTAACGCCAATTTTCCGCTTCCTCCAACATTACCTTGATTTCTTCCCATCTGAGATATTGGAGTAAAAGTTGCCATCTCCGTTCCAGCCTCTCCAAACATTGCTACAGTAGGTTTACTAGCAACTACTGTTCCACCTTTCGCAAAACCAAATGCTCCAAAAATGCTTTGCAAAACATTACTAATCCAATCTCCAACAGAAGCACTACCAGTAGTAGGAACAGAACCACCACCTAGAACGATTGAATTAGTATTATTAGCACCATTCAAGCCTCTAGTATATCCAGTAGCATCGGCTCTCTCCTGCGCCGTTGTACCAGAATTAGGAACTACTCCAACATGAGCCTCAGCCGCATGTATGGCAGTTATGGTGTCTGCGGCTTTCTGTTCCATAGCAATTTCAGCATTGAGTTTAGCTTGTAAATCTCTTAACTCTTGCTCATACTTTGCACGATTGGCTTCAATCTCTCGCCTGTTCCATAACTCAATATCAGCCAACTTCTGCTTATAGGCTCTATTAGCATCTTCACGAGCATACGCCGCCTGACGATTCATGTCATCAAGTTGCTGGGCATATTCTATAAGACGTTCTTTTCTTCGTTGTTCTCTCTGACGCTCAATGTCAGCTAATTCTGCGGCATATTCTTGTGCTCGGTCTCTGGAAGCATTATTAGCCTTCTCGTTTAATTGTTTTTTATCAAATCTATACTGACGTAAAATTAATCTAGCTTGACGAATATCTCCCCTACGCAGAGATTCTTCTAAATCAAAGATAGCCTTCTCACGCAACTCTCGAAGTTGGTCTTGCAATCTCTGAGCCGCCTCTAATTCTTTCTCAGCGTACTTACGTTGAGCCTCCGCTTTACGATTAGCGGCATCTATGTTAATGCTATCTAAATCAAATTCTAGTTTTCTTGCCGCTTTTTCTAAGTCTCTCGCAAGGTCTCTATCTATATCCTCTAGTTTACGAGCAAGGTCAATTGCGGCATCTTCAATCTTATCAACCCTATCTTCTTCTATCTTTACAGAACTTTCTGCATAACTCTTTTCTATAGAAAGTCTTTCCTCTGCACTATCTTTTTCTTCCTGAGTAACTAAGTCTGAATCATCCTCAGCGTATTTTCCTTTTTCACTCTCTGGAACATCCACCATTCCAGGGGTAATCTGATTTCCAAGTGCTCCTAAGGTAAAGAATCTAAGAGCGGCATTCAAAGTATCCATTATCGTCTTTTTTAATTCTTCCCACTTTGCATTTGCCGCCTCAGCCGCTCCCTCAATCGTGCCGGTTGTTAAGAATCCCTCTATGAATTTTTCTGCTACTTCCGCAAGTTGAATTATGGTAGAAAATAATCCAATAATAAATCCAAGACTTGCGGATAATTCTGTAACTATAGTGGTGATTATTTTTAAAATATAATTCCAAATAGGAAGGATAGATTCTCCTAATAAGGTCTTTTGTTTCTCCAATATCTGCTGAGACTCAGTTAGCTCATAAACATCCTTCTCAGTTACATCCTCAATATCTGTTCCGTATTTAGCAATTTCTCTGCTCAACAAAGAGATTACTACCATTGTTCGTTCTTGTGCAGACATCTGAGAATATGTTTTATCGAGAATTCCTAATCTCTCAGCCTCTTTCTGTGCCAACCTTTCAGTAACTACTGTACCCTTCATAACTGAGTTAAGAGTACGAGCGTAACCAGTAACTACGGCTCTGTTAATGACTGTTGCAGTTTCTTCATAAGACTTACCAGAAAGAATTGCAATCTTTCCTGATATATCCATGACGGTACTTAGTTGCTCAACACTCACTCCCATTTCTCGCATGTTGTTTACAAAAACACTCGAACCCTGAATAACATCAACCTCAGAGAAAATTTTGAATTTCTTTTGAACCCTGTCTATTTCTTCATAGAATCCTTCCATACTAATATCCAAACCATTACGTTGCATGGCACGAATACCCAATTCCATTGAGGTCATGCTTTTCTCAAAAACCAATGCCATTTGTGCCGCTTCGGATAAATATGAAATTAACATCTCAAACAGCTTTTGAACTGCCTGAACAGCCGTTACCCCTATAATTCCCCCAAAGACTCCCTCAGCAATTGCCCCAAAATCAGTAAGTCCAGATGTCCACTTTGAAAAGTACCCCTCTAAGCCTGTCTTTTTAGCTACATTTCCAACATTGCCAATGTCATCGGCTAATTTCTTAAACATGGGGCTAAAATCTGCCCCTCCAGTTTGTCCCTTAACATCGTTTGCCATTTTGTTCATAAGGTCAGCGGCTTCTCTACGAGCCTGTTCCATAGAACCCTTATCTAAGGTTGCTTTTATGATTAGATTCAACATGGCATCTGCTTGACTACTAAAATCAGTTGGCATTTTTTAGCTCCTTAATAAGTTGCCTTAGATACAAAATATAATTTTCTTTTAGTTTATTTTTTATCATCGGAATTACTTTATTGATAGGCAACCTAAGAAATTCCTCAGCATCCTTATCCGTACCAACTGCCATCAACCTGAAAACTTGTGTACTTTGACCAGCCTCTTTCATTCTTATTAGAATCTCTAAAATATACTCCTCATCAGACATATTATATTCCACTTCAAATAAATATGGTTCTAATATTGAGTATAAAGTCAAAGCATCTTTAAGGTTTAGTATTCCCATCAATAACACTTTCTGTAAACATTTTACCTACATCCTCCACAACACCAAGCGGAAGCATAGAACGTAAAATTGGTATCTTCTTAATCTCTACTTTAGGCAACATCCAATCTGGTCTTGGATAAGGCTTAAACTCAGACTTCTTTGTAGCATCATTATACTGATAAGCAATCTCAGTCATTTGCCAGCGACTTTCTAATTCAAATTGGTCATTCATCTGAATCTCTTGTATTAGTCCGAAAGCATCCTCTATCTCTAATTCTGCTATGTATTCTAATGACCATCCAAACTTTGAGGCAAAAATTGTTGCCCAAAAATACCACAATCTTTCTGGATACTCCCAAGGCGGTTCTTCTTTATCTGGACTCTGTTGAACCCTCATCATTGGAGTAACCAAGTCTGGAGCATTTAGTACAGAAATTGCTATGAAACATTTTATCGTATCAATCCAACTTTGCTTACTCCAATCAAAAGATTCCTGACTCAATGCTACATCCAAATACTCATAGATGACTTCTGCCATATCTGAATATGTGGAGGTCTTATTGACTTTCAGGAATCTCTCATATATCTTAGTAAGTTGTAACCATTTTTTCAGGTGGGCTTTCTCAACCGTGTGGGTCTCCGTGCCCACCTGAATTTCTATCTTCTTGTTTGACACTAGCCAACCTTACGGTACTAGGCTAGGGTCAGCACGAATAACAGTAGCGAATTCCTGACCTGCTGGCATGTTGTCATCGGCAAATGCCCACAACTTGATACCAGTAACCTGCCAAGGTTCTCCAGCCTTCATGTTAATCGTCCACGCATCCACAAACTTTGCACGATGCAAGGTGATTGCGAGGTAATCTCCTGTGGCTTCGTCATACACCTTCGGCGCATAAACATGCCAATACAGGTTATTGTTAATATTTCCAATCCCCATCTTTTCAATAGAACCTACGATGGTGGGGGTGGATGCTCCCAAAATATACGCCAACACAGAGAGAGGCATCAGAGAAGTAAGACTGAATGTGAATTCAAGATGGTTACGTCTCTGAACAACGTCTTTGTCGCCAGAGGTATCGCACCTCACCGCATTCATCGTTACATCTTCTCCGAGACTCACATCCTGAATACATCCGAGCAAGTATGCTGGATACTGAGTCGTGCCTGTCAAACCCCAATAATATCCCGAACCATCGGGATGATTGAGTTCAGCTTGGTCGTATTTCTGGAAGTAAATATAAGGCGCACCCTCGATAATCATGTCATCTTGGGTTTCAACATTTCCCAAAACTGAGCCAGTTACTAGACCCATAATTTACCTCCTACTAAAGTGAATAGTGGACTTCCTTGCTGACCGCCACAGCATGCTCGTCCTCGTTTTAGACTGAGCAAAAACTCAGCCTCTTTCAAAGAAACCTTTACCTCAGACCCAGCCCCATCGAATGTTAGTGTCCTCCCGCCAGGGATTTCTACAATCAATCGGGCGGCTCTCATGGATGTTACGGTATAAACCTCATCCACGCTAGAGTCGGTTTCTTGACTATTATAGTCCGATTTGTCCGTTTCAACAACAGGCAAGTCATCCTCTATATTGATAATTGCATACGGCTTTCGAGATTCACTTCTGCTACCCATGTTGTGTCATCCTTTCGTTGTGCTGGAATCAGACCCATATTTCTAACCCGTGAAAAATATATTCCATTATAAGAAAAAGAATGATTATGGAATATTTCCAAAACACGCCATGCTATGTTATTGGCTTCTTTGCTGGACTTCTGTTCACTATAGCATAGTACGGCAAAAGATACCAAAGAATAGGCACAGCTATTCTCAGTTCCAGTATCTTGATTTCGTATATCTACACGCACAGCAGGATATTTAAAAGCTACTCCCTGCCAGTTATCTTCTTTAATCTCCCCAGAGCTAGAAAGCATAGCAACTAAAATTGCATCTGCTTTTAGATATTTCACAAGAGCTTCTTGAATAGAATTAGTATTTAACACTTCTTATACCCTCCGCTATTAGAACGTTGATTCTCCTTAAATTCCTTCTCATTGCAGGAGCTAGATATGGTTTAGCCGCAATCCCAGGATGATGCACCTTTGGAAGCACAACCCATTTACCTTTAGTTTTCCAGTAAAAACTTAATGATTTATTACCCTCTTTAGGTTTAATCAGGTATCTTTTTGGAGTTCCTTTAGTTGCATGCTCACCAGACCCAAACTCCCAAGCACGAGCATCTGGAGTATCTACTATAATATTAACTTTATACTTTCCTATTCCTTCAACTTCTACACTTTTTACAGAAACATTTTCTCTGAGATGTTTAGCAGGAGCGTTCTCTCGCACATCCTGTGCTACTAATTCAGCAAAATTTCGTAGTCCAATTTGCATACCTTTAACTATTTTAACTTCTGTAAGTCCTCGCATGGCTCTTTCAATCTCTCTGGTCATGCCTTGGGCATCTATCTCAAACTTAATTCCAGAACCCGTTTTACGAGAGCCAGAAATATCTCCGTATCTAGCCATGATTACACCAGAGCATGAGCATCAAACTTCCTCTGCAACGTAAGGATAAGATACCCTCTACTATCGCTGGGATGGATACTTGTGTCCTGTATATTTCGGACTAACATTCTCTTATTTATCAGATTATGATTCAGGGGAAACACCACCTCAACCTCATCATATTCCTTGATGGCAAGGTTAGGAGGTCGGCATACACAGGTATAAAGATTAGTAGTTTCAATCCCCTGTTGGATTAAAATGTAATCTGGTCTTACGGGCTCTATACGAGCAGAGATGTCATCATAGATAATCGTGCCCGTAGGAAGTGCTCCACCAATCTCATCATCAACTGGCGTAGTCATCCTCCAGAAACGAACATGGATGTTTAATCCTGCTGTCATAGTTTCAATGCCCTCTTATGTTTCAGCGTCTCGGTAAGCATACCAATCTTGTTCGCCACCGGACTGTTTCCAAAGATGTTCCTGCCAAGTCTCTTGCGAATCTCATGATAGTTTACGGCAAGGAATTCTTCCACACCTGCGTCTCCTGCACCAGCCTCCAATGCTCCAGGGTCAGTAATCTCCTTCAAGTTATTACCTGCCGCCATCGTCAACGCAAGCAACATATTAGGCTGGTACGATGTTCCAGATGGCAGTCCTGCGGTAAAGGAAACTTCCACAGAGAACGGAGCAATCATCTCTCCACAACATCCACCACAAGACATAACCTCTTTATCTGAAATAACAATCGCTCCGTAAGTATCAGATAAAATCGTAGCGCATCCTTCAAATTCTTCCACTACACATGGACACTCGTGAGCAAGGATGGTAACTCCATTCACAGACCAGAGATAACCATATTCCAGAATAAGACGAGAACCTATGGATGGGTAGAAATACGAGCCTGTAACCGTTGTGGGCAACAGGAAGGTACTGAGGTGCTCTGTCATCTGCATCTCAGCAAGTAGATATGCCGCCGCCCGTTGGTTCGGAGTGGATGAACCTGTGAACCCACCGTAACTCGTATAGAGAGAGTCGGTGAGGATTATTGGATTGTGGTATGGATAAAAAATCATGGTTTCAGTATCCCTTTCGGCACAGTTGATTGAAGTTCGGCTTGCTGTTCTGCTATTTCTCTCATCTTCATCAAATCAGCTTTTGCTTGCACCTCTAGGTACGATGCCAAACCAAGCAACTGAAACACACTTACCCCCTGCATTCTCAAACCAATTATATCACCAGACGCATCAAACTCCGCTAGTACAAAATGCTTATCTTCCACTTTCGGTTTTACTTCTTTTTCCATGATAACCTCCTAAAATCTAAGCCATTGAGTCCATGATAACATTGAACCACAACGAACCTGAAAAATCTGAGAATTCAATCCAAGTGGGTATGCCTGATTGGTAGCATTCACATGATGAGTTGCCTCTGCCTTCGGCTCGTATATTACCCTGAATCCGAGAGAACCAATAGTCAGGCAGTATTCAATGTCCTCGTATGTTCCAACTCCGTACCCCTCAAAAAATCCTCCAACCTGATTCCACAATGACCTGCGAGTAAGGAAACTCGCTCCGGTACAGGCTGGCACTTCCGCTTGAACATTTACTTTTGGATGGTCTTTATTCCACCCAATAAAAGTATGCACAGGTTCAGCACGAATGTTGAAATCTACCCCAGCGTGTTGCACCGTTCCAGCACGACCATGCGGAGTATTCTCTGGAAAAACCAACTTAGGACACACAATTCCGATGGTAGGGTCAGAGACCAAAGTTTTATACATCTCTGCTACGGCATTAGGCTGATACCAAACATCGGGGGTTAGAATCAGGATGTAGGAAGATTTCCCCATCCTCACTCCGGTGTTGCATCCACCTGGGTAGCCTACATTATTTTTGAGAGTAATCAAACGCTCTACCTTATTCTCAGCGAAGAACGCAGTAGCAACCTCACGATTAGGGCTGGCATTATCCACTACATATACATGGTAGGGAACATCTCCCATAGCCTCAGGAAGTCTAGCCAAGCATTCCTTCAAGAAATTGAATTCCCCATAAACAGGGATGACCACATCAACTGCATTCTGGACAAACTTTATCTGATTTGGTCTATTTGCAACAAACCTACCTCTATTTCGTTTAGACATTTTTATCCTCCTTTGGCACAACTCTCTTGACTACATTGATAAGGTGCTTTACAGAAACACTCCACTTGCGGTCTTTTACATATTGGAGAGCCTTCTCCTGCATGTCTGGAACAGCACCCTTAGTAGCTAAATCCAATAGTATGTTTCCAGTAGTCTTAATTCCAACCATGTACCGATTACCGTTACCAAAGGTATCGGGGTACACGAAGTCGGGTTTGATAAGATACCCCCTACCGTCTTTTAGATGGTCGTGGATTGCACAGGCATCCGTAGCCACGCAGGGCACACCACATGCCATAGCCTCCAAAATTGGCATCCCCAATCCCTCTGAACGGCTGGGAAGTAGGAACGCATCAGAGATTGCATACAGAGACCACAACTCTTGAAAAGACATACCACGCTCATAGATTCTCAGAATGTCATTGATGGCAACTTCGTCCTGAGAGGCAAAGGTTCTCAACTTCCAACCAATCCGCATGTGCTCTCTGGTTACAAGATTATACACAACGGGTTTTCCGTACTTCTTACGAAAATATGAAATCGCCTCCATGCCACGAGCGAGGTTCTTGCGTTCCTGATTATCAGCCACAGTCAGCACGATAAACTCATCTTCTTTGTATCCAAGAGCCTTACGGATTGCTTTGCTCTCAGAAATCTTTGGCACTCTCCATGCCTTTGTGTCTATGCCTACAATTAGATGCTCGGCAGGTACATTCAACTTCTTGCATTCCTCTGTTCCAAATTCAGAGATACACAATTGAGCATCCATCTCCATAAGGATAGAAGCCCAATCCAAACAGAGAGGTTCACTCTCAACAGGAAAGATTCCAATATAAGGAAGCCTCTTTCCATATTGCTGTTGTCTCATCGTTGCTAAAACAGTTTGATGCCAAGGAATATCTCCAGCAACAACTATTGCATCTGGATTCCATAACTCACGAAGGTTATGGATAATTGCTCCAGCCTCTCCAAAATTTCTACATGGAATCATGCTGAATGGAAAGGTATGTTCCTCTCCGTGATAAGCAAGACCAACTACCTTAACCTCATGACCATCCTTAGCCAATCCCTCACATAAGGGAATTGAGATGTTCCGGTATCCAGAACCCTGCAAGTCAAAATCCGAAAAGTAAATCAATTTCATGCTATTTATCCTCCTCAAAAACTAATTTATCCCATTGCTCCATTATAAACGGCAAAGCAAATCTGCTAAAGGCTTTTTCTTGTAACTCTGACCTCTGCTTTTCCTTATCTTTGTCATATAAGAATTTTGCCAAATTTGCGACATACAAATCTCTATGACGTTTGAAACTAAACTCAGCAAAGTTGAATAGGTATCCCATATTGGTTGTAGGCAATGCTCCCAGAGTAGTTGTAAAGGGCATTGCTCCAGCCATCTCTGCCTCGGCTACTGCATAGCAGAACAACTCCTCATAGGTACAGGGATATGTCAGCACATCTGCTCTGAGTTGTTCTTTCACAAAATCTATGCGGTAAAGAGCACCAGCAAAAGTTACATCTCGGAGGTTCATTGACCTCATCCTAAATCTCTCATTCCCAGGTGAGGGGCATCCCCACAATCTATAGTCTGAGGTAATCATCAAGCTGGCTTCTGGAATTGCATCCTTGATGTCATTCCACAGCATAAGCATGTTATCCAGACCTCTATCTGGAACAGATGAGAATAAACACCGGAAAGGAATCCGCTCAATTTCCTGCTCATAGTCCCATTGTCTCACAGGCAGGTCAATTGACACCGTGTTATTCAAGCCATAGCGTTGCTTAAAATACTCCTGATGATATGGGCTAATACACACAATCTTATCCACACGCTTTCCAAAAACAGCATAATCATCAATTGTGTACTGGTCGGTACTCCACCAAATTTGCTTTCCCTTTGCTCCAGCCGCTAAGGAGGTTGGTGCTCTAAAGACGATTAGAAAATCTCTATCCTGTTTTGGGTTGAATGTTGCTAATCGTTGCTGGTTAAACTTCAAAGAATCTACCTGCGAAGGATTGTTATACAGGGTTATCTCATGACCAGCATGTGCCCATCCTTCACACATGGTCAGGAGAGCTAACTCTGCTCCACCTACTCCCATGCGTCCGTCCTCTCCATAGATAGACTGAGAAGTAACTCCTAGAGGACTTCCATGTGTTGCCAATATATCAATTTTCAATTTTCTCCTCCGATTTCTTTTTACATAGATAGATAAATTCTTCTGGAATTTCTACATTCTTCATGACCACAACCCAGCCAGCTACCTCCAGTAAAAATTCAATCTGAGTCTGATTCATAACGCTGTAGTGGTTTCGTCCTGCCCAGCCCCAATGTTCGGGATTAGGTAGAACCAGACCGAGATATTTATTTGAGACTCGATGCCACTCCATAAGAGCCAGCAGAGGCATAGGAGAGTGTTCCAAGGAATGCCTAGAGAATATCATGTCAAAATCTCCATCCTGCCAAGGAAGGAAATGAAAATCATTCTCATATACCCATAGACCCCTGTTTACTGCTACAGAGACATCCTCCCCAAGAGACACTCCTACATAATCAGTTATACCAATTCTCCTGAACCACTTTTCGGCATAGCCAACTCCACAGCCAACATCCAACACATTTCCCACATCTCCTATATGGGGCTTCATCATGCAGATTGCTCGTGCAGTCCAGCGCATGTGCCCGATGTCCATAGGTTGAGGATAGATGTCATCCCTCAGGATTTCTAAATTTTTCTTTAGCCTCATCCAAGGACTTTTCATGTAGTGCCATCCGCATGCTTGCCAGTAGAGGCATGGAAGAAACAGACGAACAACTCTCCGGTATCAGTAGGAGAGGCATCCTGTTTATACTGGTTCGAGCCAATGATTACGGCAGGTGCTCCACAGGTACACATAAAGGATGCCATCTGCGGAATCTTCGTTTCATAAATAAAGTGATTATCATAGGGAGCGCATATCACAAACTTCTTCATCTCTACGATAAAGAGTTTTTCTTCTCGGTGAACCCAGCGTCCATTCGGAAGTTTAGCCTTATCAGGAGTACCAGCATTATGAATGATATTAAAGTTTTCCATAACCACACCTATCCAAGATTTGCGATACTCGAATGTCGTAAGTATGCCCAGCTTTTGCTTTTCGATGAGCAGAACGAGCCATGTGTTCAGCCTCCTCAGGGTTATCTAAAACTTTCTTCACCTGTATAATCGCCTCAGGGATGTCATTGAAACCAAGATAGTGTTCACCTTCTACGAAGAAGTTGCTTAGGTCTGTTACACGGTTCGTTACCAGAGGAATGCCCATTCCCATAGCCTCGAAAGTTCGAGCGTTTAGGTCATCCAAACTCGACCAGTTGAGGGCAACCTTACTCTTGTTATATGCCAGTACAAACTCCTCGTAGACCTTTCCAATATCCTGATTTACAGATATAGAGTCCCTGCGGAGAGCGTCAATCAATTGCTGTCTTTGAGTGTATTGCAACCCAATTAGGCAAGCATCATATTCTGTCTCCACCTTGATATGCTTGTGGAGCATAGGGTCATACGCATAGGGAAGGTATACATCTGAGGGCTGTTTGTATACAAGTTGCATATTGAATAAAATATCGGAAGTAGCACGGAGAGGGTCATAATTCAGCACATGAGGGTCAGTTGCAATTCCCACAGATTTCGTAGCCTCCGGTCTGCGAGAGAAGTGCCATCCAGCGTCTACCTGAATCCACAAATCAGGTTTCCAAGGCAACTTCTTCTCAACATACGTTGGGTCAGTCGGTTGAGGTGGAAAAGGCAAACAGATGTCTGGAGTGCGGACGTACTTCTGGTTGATGTACATGCCACCATTCCAAGGAATGTATGCTCCAGAGAACGAACCAGCCGTTTTTAGCTCAACGTCCTCTCTGCGCTCAAACGCCCTAATAAAATATTCCATCATTGTTACCGGATAGAATATTCCAGAAATTACTACTTTTATTTTCTGCATATTACTCCTTTATCCACCATTTCTGGTAATTTGCCTAACCACTTGATTACAAACTTGGCTTGATTGTTCAGCGTGATTGCCTCACGTTCCACACCATACTTCACCGTTCCTGCACAGTTATGGAACAGATATGCTGAGTCCATTTGAGCGAGGGTAAACCCATGCTCCATAGCAGTCATGGATAAATCCATGTCCTCGAAATCATGTGGATAAAATTTGTCATCGAATCCACCCAACTCCTCCCACGCTTTCTTGCTCATAGCGAGAGCATAGCCTTCACAGTAGGGAATCGTGTAGACATGACCTTGATTGGGGTAGGTGTTCCAACCACTATCCCAATCAATGATGCGCCCACCTAGAAGGAGCTTATCATTTCCCTCCAGCATATCAATGACATCAGTAAATACGTTCTTGCTTTTTACAATGACATCGTTGCTCAGAAGAAAGATATTCTTTCCTTTGGCATACTCAACTCCAAAATTCATCCCACCACAGAATCCGAGATTCTTTGGGGCTTTCACAAATCGGATAGGCTGAATGGATTTGTATTTCTTCCACCATTCAAACATCACTAGGAAGTCCTCATCCGTTGAACCATTATCCACAACGATAATTTCCACTCCCTCAACTGGAGCATGATTAATGACTTCCAGCAAACTCTTGGATAGCCATTCCGAGGAATTGTAGTTGAGCAGAATAACTGAAAGGTCTAATTCCATAGTTGCCTCGCCAAGAGCAATCCTTCATGAATAGGAAAGAGACGTATCTTCAACTTCTTAGCCAGAGATAAATCTAGTCCAGCCTTCTCCGGTCTTGGCGCACCTTCTTTTCGAGGAGCATGATTTGGAACGATTCTTTCCTTATCCAGACCAAAGACATCCGCTATCATGAGAGCAAACTCATAGCGATTGATGTAATCTGTTCCAGCGATATTCACTACTCTTGGAGCTTTCGGCAAACTGAGCAAGTCCATGATACCCATAGCCAGATGCTCTACATTGGTAGGATTACCATAGAGACGGTTGGTTACAGGAATAACTCCTTCGGTTGAGGCGAATTGCTCCAGAAGTTTACTCACAAAATCTGGCTTGCTCTGCGCTCCGTAGAGAAGGGTGGTACGGATAATTACGTCCTCAGGACTGTCCCAAATGTCCAGCACTCCCTCTCCACCAAACTTGCTCATTCCGTATATGCTTATGGGATTGAGTTTGGCATCCTCTTTGTATTTGCCCTTCTTACCATCAAAGACATAATCCGTGCTAATAAGAACCATACGTCCTTCAAAACTGCTCCGCACATTATTCACTCCGGTCATGTTTATATTTAAGGTCTTGGTCTGCTGATTCTCACATGCGTCCACATCTGTGAAAGCGGCACAATGAATCACCACATCAGGCTTCACTCTGTCCAATTCTTCCTTGACAGCTTGCTTGTTTGTTATATCAGCAAACAAAGGGTAGCACCCTGGGTAAAGTCTAACCAAGGTGCTACCAAGTCTACCTTTTGTTCCGTTGACTGCTATTTTTCTCATATTATCTTATTCTCCCTTCATAGTCTTAAAGTCGTGCTACGATACTCTCACCAGATTTATACAGACCAATTGAGGACAGTCCGAGAATCAATCCGAAGATGACTGCCGCAAACCAATCAGCAAAGGTTACGGGGGGCAAAACGCTGAATTTATATCCAACCCCCAAAATCAGACCAATAACCATTGCGATTCCATTGAGAGCCGCTTCTCCAGAAACGCCCATTCGTTTAACCCACTCAGTTAGAGCGATAACGAATAGAACCAGAGGAGCACCCTGAGCCGCTAAAGTAGCAAAATCAATTAACATTGTAAGTCTCCTTTCACCTATCACCAGTTGTCCAGACTCTCACTTGACCTTCTGTGGCATAGCGAAAAGCTGGATGAATATTTCCTCCACAGCATGACTTGGTAATTGCAAGTACCTGTGGCACATCTGCCTCATCTACCCATGCCATAGATACGGCATGTTGAGCAACAAAAACAATGCCTTTATTTCCAATGGTAATCATCTTGGGGCTGGGTTGATAGTAGGCAATTGCGACCTGACCAGAATCATTCTTAATCATCGTTATTCCTGATGAATTTTAAGTTTGATTTCACGGATAGAATCTGCATACTCACGAGCATTGACCGTCAGAGTTTTAGCGTCCCACGCTTTCTCAGTCTCGGTCAGACCAGTACCTATAAACAAAAACCGAATATGCTTCGGGTCTGTTCTATCTACATCTTCAAGCTCCGCTCCCGTTGCCAGAAACGCCGCCGCTAAGTAGAAATTACTGGTTGCTTTCGGTTCTACATTAAACTTATCTGTACTCATATTTCCGTCCTTTCTTTATTATGAGATAGGGGAGAGTTTTTAGGCTCTCCCCCTTCATTCTAAATCTTACCCAATAACGGGGCAAGTGGAAGCGATACGACCAGTAACCTGAGTCGTGTACACGCCATGAGCGCAACAATGCTTGATAACAAGCGCAGTCTTAGCCCAAATTTCAAAGGCGATTTCAGTACAACCAGGGGTCAGGTCTTTCAACGCTAACGGAATCTGGGTAATCTTATACACCAGAGGTTCACCGTTGTGGGACATACGCAGGGCATAAATCGCTCCCTGAATAGCTCCACCACCAGCGTTGAGCAGATTGAAGTTTGAATCTGCAACAATTTCGAGGCGACCAATGGCGGTGTTGACAAAGCTGGCGAAGTTAAAGCCAGGGGTGATTCGATTTCCGTCATTGTAGTTAATCACCTGCGAACCAGCCGCACCCAACTGGAAGTAAGCCGCTAAAAGCTCCTGCATCACCTGAGGATTACCAAAGAGAGCAGTAGGCTTCGCACAGCTTTCAGTCAGGAAGCGGTCAAAGGAAGCGGCAGAGAACGTACCGGATGCGGTGTTGGAGTTGGTATGGGCTGTGCAGGAGCGGTTAGCAAAGTAATTCTCGATACCGTCAAATTCCAACGGACGAGTCGTGGCATCACCTTCCACAAGCAGTCTATCCCAACCATTCATCACAAGGGTCATCCCCAAGCGGACTTCTTTTTCTTTCAGGTCAGCGACACGCTCACGAGCGAAAGTCCCTGCGTTAAACGCACCAGGGACACCTTCTCCAGAAGCATCTCCACCAACCAGTTCATTAATCCCATTCCAATTTGCGGCGGCAACTGCGGCTGACTGCATAATATCGGAAATACCAAGGGATTTCTTAGCACCGATGTTTTTGAGGTTGACGTAAGCATTATCACCATCGTGATAATATTCCTCAGGACACACACCATCGGCAAAGGCGATATAGTTTGAACCGCTAGTAAAAGCAAGCTCATTCAACTCACGCCACAACTCCTGCTTCAATGCAGTTTTCTTTTCCGGCAGACGTTTCCACGCAGTAATTTCCTCGCACATGGCGATAATTTCGGTGGTGTCCAACGGCACAGGGTACTGAGCCGCATAGTCTACAGGCAACGCATAAGTAGGACTAATCACAGGGTCAGTCTGTTTTTGAACAAACGCCCCACCATTCACAATATCCAAAACTGGTTCACCCATCATAACCTCCTAAAATAAGTAGTTTCGCTGACGCTTTAGGCTTAACCAGCTTACAGTCTTTCTGTTCCACCAAGACCGACTGACCGGAGCACAATTTCGTGTAACTTCGGAGTCTCGCTTGTGGACGCTTTAGCAATCAGGGGAGACTGAGCAGGGAGACCCCTACGTTGAGGGACGGTTTCCTGGCGGGGGGCAACTGTCCGACCAGCCTGTGCTGACTGCGCTTGCATAAGTATATTCACTTTTTCAGCAATCGGAGCAATAACATCTTCCACGATTGCCTTCAACTGAGTGGCATCTACACCCATACTCGGTACTGGTTCGTCTGCGGTAACAACGGCTTGCGCCTTAACTGATTCCCTCAGAACATTTCCCAGATTGTCCAACGCTGGCTGTAGAGCCATTAGTTTTTCCTCATCCGGCATCTCACTTGACACCGTGTTATCGAAGGCAGATTTCATCTGAGCAAACGCCTCGTCCAGAGGATGTGTCTCAGACTTAGTTACGAAGGACTCGCCTTCCAACATAGCCTTTTCGATTTTTTCCATAATGGCAAAGGACTTAGTTTCGAGCTTGTCCTTGCACTCAGCCATAAGCTGAGCCAACGCTTTCGGCTTGTCCTCGATGTCCTCTTTGCCCATAATATTTGAGGCTAAAGTCTCAAAGGTGTACCAAGTGTCATACGCCTTGTACAGTTTGTCCTGAGCAGACATCCATGCCTCTACCTCTGCAAATGAAGTAGCTCCACCATACGGCAAGGAATAAGCAACCTCTCCATCAGACTTTGCAACTTCACCCTGCTTAGGTCGGTCTACCTGCTCCGATGTGTCAGGATTTGGCACATCCTCAGTAGATGTTCCGGTATGAGCACCATTTCCATCTACCATCAAATCATTAGCTTCTTGGGGGTCATTTGGCTCATTGGGGCTATCTGCCTTAATCACCAGAGCCTCGCTTTTGCCAACCATTGCAACAGAAAGTTCTTCCAGCTTTTCGGCTTCTTCTGCACCAACAATGGATTCAGCATCCTCTTTCCTAGTTGTCATAGACTTTGTTACCTCCGCTTCAATAGTAGTGCGCTGATTTACAGGCACTCTGGTGAGAGCAAGATGAATCAACTGCCCTCTTAAGAATACCACATTTTCTTTACTTTTACGACATGCAGGACATATATCATAAATGCTTTTGCGCTCAAAAGTTACACCATTATGAGTGTGTTTCCAATCCAAGAACCCAATAGAAATGCGAACCTTATTATCTTCATTAGGATTGTCAAGCGATTCCTTGATGGCATTGAACGCCGCTCTACCTAGAGGAGTATCATAACAAATCCCCTTTGCTTTTAGACGGTTTCCATCAATATAAATATTGACCGTCTCTCCAGCAGAACCCATACCATTAAAATCATCGTAGTGGCTTACAGAGAGGTAGGGCATTCCACCCTTCCAGTATTCTGACCGAAACTCTACTGGTGCATCAACATCCTGCTGTGCTCTTGTGATGAAATCGCTGAACAGTTCCAAGGACATGCGTTGCTTATAACTATCTTCATCCGTGTCTGAGGCAACTGCCATCCAGCGCATCTGACCGGAGGATTTATCTATACTTGCTTTCGTGATAACAAAAGAAAACTCATTCAGAATGTCTGCCTTGGCATGCCATGTGCCATCTTCGCCTTTAGCATACTTATTCTTCACAGCAGACCACGCAATCTTGCTGGCACACGCATCACGCTCATCCTGACTTTCAGACTCTTTGCATGTACCTTCGTATGCGCCATTCCACGCTCCTACAAATAAATCTTTTGCAGAATCGGGCAACGTGCTGGGAGCTTTTTCTTTTGTAATCGGCATAGACTACCCTCCAATAACCAAGTTTTGAAATTTCTCGTTCCAGCCAGCCTCAACCAGCCAAACTACGAAAGTTGTTATTGCTCCTATTATAATTTCTCTTAATACGGGTATTTGGATAAAGTTTATCACATTTCCGTCAATAAAAAAAGCCAAGATAAAATACATCCAGAAACCAGAACACAGCGTACACGATAGTAAATCCTCGAAGAACGGATGTATCTTCATGACCCACTTGCTGTAGGGGGCTTTCATAAACAAGAATAATAAAAGCCTCCCTACAACAGCGAATACTACCCAATCAATAAAACTTAGCGAACCAACTGCCATGAGTAGATGTATCCTTCTGGGGCTTGCCCGATGTAGTTGGTAGCAAACAGTTTCCAACCATCATTAAGGAACATCCCGATGTAGGACTCAACCTGCTCCACGCTGAATGCCCCAATTTCGGGCTGTGGATTCTGTGCGATAGTACGAATCACGATTTTAAGTTCTTTTCCTTCCATCTCTGTTCTCCCTTCTTCTGTAGATTTTGACTTACCAGTTATTCCAATCATGTTATCCTCCTATTCACCATACCAGATTTCAAAATTACCTTCCTCTGCAAGAGCCGCAAGCTCAGAATCATTGAATCGGATTCCACACTCGCAATGTGGATGAGCTATTGGTCTAAGCACTCCTCCCATCGGACTTTGATAGACAAAGCTAAGAGGAACGTAACCAGCCGCTCTGTTTGCTAGGCAATCCTCACAAGGATTCTTTCCATAGCATTCCCACGACTTTGTAGAGAGACCAACCTTACTATACTCATCCACGATAGCCTCGTTTGTTATTCTATCCAACTCAAACTCTGAGATGGTTTCCAAACGAGACTGCATCGTGAGTCCGATTTCATCCAGTATATCAGAGACCAATGCCTTTGTAAACATTACATCTGACAATATATCTTCAACGGTAGCTCCATCAACAATTCTTGAAAGCACTTCCTCAGAGGTAAAGGCTTCCTTAACCTTAGAAAGTACAATGCGATTGACATAATATTTTGTTCCATTGTTTATTTGAGACAAGGAAGTTTCAGCCATCTTAGTGAGCTTTTCCATAATACTCTGATTATTCTCAATGGAGAAAGGCTTTGTCAGGTTAGGGTAATCCAATAATCCACGAATATATAACTGACGAGCCATATCTGAGGCAGAGTATCTCATACCAGAGAGATATGCCAGAGAGAACAACGCCACTAACGTACCAACCGGAAGGTCAAGCTCCCACCAATCATCCTCCTCCAACTCAGCATCCATCTCATCCATGTAATCATTGAGGGCTTTCTTTACTACCTCTGGAGCTTCAAGTTTACTCATCCCAAATAGGGTTTCATCAAACCACAGATTCCATTCATGCACTTCTTCTCGTGTCAGAGACTTAGCGACTACGCTTGCCTGTGGATAAAAGAGTTTTGCGGCTTTCCACACAAGACGAGTAAGGCGTGTTTCTAAATCCTTTGACATCATCTTATCGAAACTAGCCTTGAATGCCATATCGAGATTACCCAAAAGCTGAGGGTCATCTATCCTAGCCTGATTCTGTTTTACGTCTCCCCACCCACCCTTATCAGGAGCAACGGGGTCTCCAACCACATCAGAGGTGTCAGGATTACGTTTCGTCTTTGCATCAGCCAGAGCAGTTTTCTGGTCAATCTTAGCCTGAGCCTCCGGTGGGATATTCTCCGAAATCGGAATGGATACCAGACCATCAGCAATCCATTGCGCTCTGACTTCTTCCTCTGTCATAACACCAGCCGCTATCATGGAGGCAAACGCATTGGCTGAGGACAATCTAGCACGACCAAGATTCACATTTACTTCATCGTCAATATCCACAAACTTGAACTGCAAATCCTCTGGAAGAATGCGATTGAAGTACGTTCTTACCATTGATTTCAGGACAGCAAGTCCGGTACGCTTTGTCTTGCGCTCACTTCTGATTGTGCCAGCGAGAGTGTCTCCACCCCCACCACCTGCACTCGACATGCCGATGTCTCCAAGGGTCATGCCATATCCAGCGCATACGATAGCCGCATAGCGCATGGTAATCTCATCATACATAATCTTTGAAGGGGGCTGACCAAAGGGAATAAACTCAATCTTGTTCTCGTGTTCATAAAGCACAGGAATTTTCAGGGGGTCAACACCAGCCAACATAGCCTTGAAACTGCCAACCCAATCCTCTGCGCTTGCCTTAGACATATCTCCCAAATCTAAAATCCCTGCCTCTGGTGTATCCAGAAGGAGGTTTGCATAATACTTATCTCCACGACTGAGCATATCAACTGCCAGATAAATCTTCTCAGGCGGTGGCATCCCCCATCCTTTACGCCTAATATCAGACCGAGGAGACATATACACACGGTCAATTGCATACTCAGGGAAATACACTACATCCTGAGGAGAATCTGGAATACGCTGACCAATAGGAAAGTCTGCATTAAGAGTAGGGAATAGCGTACCAGCATCGAGGTTTTCTACCCATGCTACTTTTCCATCGGGAGTATCTCCCATGCGTCCTATCTCAGACGCTCCACCGAAGGGTAAGTCCAGAATGTCTGTACATAACCAAGAGAGGTGTCCGGCATAATCAAGACCACTAAAATCATTGAATAACTTGGTGTAATAATTAATATCCGCTTTTAGCTCATCTCTCATCGTGCTTTCTCTAGGCTCAATCAACCAATCAAGAGCCAAAAGGTTTGCAATAAGCGTCTCACGACAGACGATAGCAATGGGCTGGTAGCGAACAAAACGTCTCCATGCGGATGCCTCAGCCCAAGAGGGAATACTCCATTGGGGCACAAGCCTATATAAATACGCTGGTTCTTGTAAACTTATCTGCCCAGGTTGCTTTGTCTGTTCCAAGTTACGTGGTCTTTTTGCCATGAATTACCTCCACAAAAGAATTAGCCATCTTTTCTATCCCAATTATATTCTACGGGAAAACCAGAACGAGGGTCAGACCTGACTAATTCTTCCATCGTGTGAGGATGAGTAGCACAATTCGCTACAATAGAAGTGAATTGACTAACGCCCTTAAAGCCGTTCCAGACCATCGGAGGAATCTTTACAAGGCAGTAATTCAGGTCTCCAATAAATAATTCCATCTGCTCTTTATATGTAGAAGATTCCTCTCGATTGTCATACAACACCAACTTAATCATTCCAGAGATACAGGCATAGTTTAGCTCCATAACTCTATGAAGATGCCACGCCTTTATCGCCCCTGGGTAGATTGCAGAAAAGTAAATCTCTCCAAACCCATTGAAATTCGGGCTGTCTGCACGGAGCATGTGGCTTACATATCCACGCTCATCGGGCACTTTTTCCAGTTGTATGACTTTAACTCCATCAATCATTTGCTACCTCCAACGTATTTATTATACCAGCCAATCGTTCTTTGCATACCCTCATCATACCCGATAATGGGTTGCCAGCCGAGTTTTTTCTGAATTTTTGTACTATCCAACCATTGTTCAGGGATTTCAGCAGAGAAGCGGCTAGGGTCTGTCTGAGTCTTAATCTCAATATCGGAGCAGTCCATGAGGTCAGTAATACCAACTACAACCTGTTCCACAGTCTGAGGCTTGTTGTAACTTACATTGAAATCCTCATTATCCGAGTTGCGAATATCATGAACAGACTCCGCTACTTTGAGGAAGGCATCCACAACGTCCTCTACATACACATAATCCCTGAGCAGAGTGCCATCACTCCGCAAGACAATGGTTTCATTCCTCAGGCATTGACGAATGGTGTAGGGAATCAGACGAGAGAAGTTATAGTCTCCACCACCGAAGATGTTTCCACAGCGTATTACCGAAATGGGCATCACAAACGTCTTGCGATACCCCTGAGAGATTAGGTCAGCACAACTCTTGGACACTTCATAGGGTGCTTTGCCATTCATGGAGGCTAACTCTGTGTAAGGAAGTTTTGGTTGCTCCCCGTAAGCCTTATCGCTGGTAGACACCACGATTGCTCCCACTCCACCAATCTGACGACAGGCTTCTAGGACATTCGTTGTTCCCATAACATTCGTCTGGATGGTATAAAGAGGTGCTCTCATTCCGACACCATGTAGTGCCTGTGCTCCTAAATGGAAAACGATGTCAGGCTTTACCTCAGCGATAATTCTATGAATGTCATCGAAATCTCTGAGGTCTGCGTGTACCCAACCCATCATCTCCATCTTGCGAGGATAGGTGGGGTCATGCCATAGTCCTACAGGTTCAGCACCTATCTTGTTGAGATATAAGCTCAACCATGTTCCAAGAAACCCACTTGCTCCAGTTATTAGGACTTTTTTGCCTTGCCAATTCATGTTATTTCTCCTTCTTCCTTATAGGACAATTCATGAAACAACTTATTCATGTACTCAACATCACGAGGAGTATCTATACATTGCCAGAAACCCTCATGAACATACGACATTACTTTTCCATCATGCACCAATTCCTGAATAGGTTGTCTCTCCAGATAATCTCCGTCATCATGAAGATGCTTAAAGATTTCTCTGGTGAACATCATAAATCCACCATTTATCCAACCCACCTGCGTAGGCTTTTCATCGAAACAAGCAATCTTTCCAAAATGACCCTGCTGGTCGCATAACTCCACATGCCCAAAACGTGCAGGGGGATGAACCACAGTAACTATAGCCTCACAGTCAGTATGAAGGGCAAAGGTAGCCTCCAACTTACTTATATCTACGTTACTGATACCATCTCCATAGGTTAGGTGGAAGAAATCATCCTGAACCACACTTTCAAGTCTACGGAGACGACCTCCGGTCATGGTATTTTCTCCAGTATCAGCCACATAGACGCTAAGTCCATCATGGTAAAAATCTTCCTCATCTACCCATTTTTGAATCATATTTGCTTTGTATCCTGCCGCAATAATGATTTCATTTATGCCATAAGAGGCATAGTGTGAGATGATGTGCCACAGGATAGGCTTGTCTCCAATTCTTACTAACGGCTTAGGCATGGGAGCACGGCTACCAAATAGTCGTGTCCCACGCCCTCCAGCCAAGATTACCAATGGAGGCATCCTCTTATTGCTCACCAATCCAACTACAGCCTCGCTCGGCTTTATCTGCATAGCATGGTCATAGATGGACATGGATAGGTTCATGAACGAAGTACCTCATTAGCACACTTATTTACATCACAACAATCTCCACATTCCTCACGGAAATACGCTCGAAGATAGGCTAACTCTTTCCTACGCTCATATTCTGCCTCGTCATGCAGAGCAGTCAAAGCAGGTTCAAGTTGCTCTATAACATACTTAATTGTGGACTTCTGAGAAACTCCCTCTGGAGTCAATTTCTTGACAGCCGAAATAGCTGATAATCTAACGCCTACCTCTGCATTCCAGCTATCCATTGGTCGGCAGTAGGATACTCCCCAAGACATCAATTTGTAATTCGCTCCAATCCTGCTAACCTCACAGGTTACAAGAGGACGATTGATTACAAACGAGAATACTACATCAGATTCAGGCATCTCCACAGAAAACTCTTTATGCTTTGTACTCATTTTTTCTCCTTTCATATCTTCATGAATGGTATCTCTTTCCATTGTTTCTTGCTGTTCAGATTGGCGAATGCTCCAGAAATACTATCTATCCGGTCATCGTGTCTGCCAGCAGGAAACGAGGAAAGTTGATTCAAGAAGTCAATGTTCCAATCTCCGACTACCATGTAGACCAATCCCATTGCGGCACGAGAGAACCATGCTTGTGCTCTCATTACCTTATCCCCCTGCTCTCTCGGAAGATGTCCTATCACGGTATAACCAGCCAATTCAGAAAGGCTGGCTATTTCTGCCACCTGATTCTTACCACCAGAGCCAGGTTCTTGCTCAACATAAATGATTGTTTCTCTGCCATCCTCTACAGCAGTCTGAACAATCAACTGCTTGATATCATGCCAGAGAATTTGCCGTGTTACCTGATGTTCGATTAGGAAGGGGTAATCCTTAGAGATGGACATTCTCGTTCCAACCGTGCTATCAGGGTCATTGGTTTTCTTTCCAGTAATCTTCTTCTCACTTGCCGCCAAGTCCCAATAACGAACACGCTTGAATACCTCAGTAGGTAACTCGGTGATGGTCTTTCCAATAAACCATGACCTATCTCCGAGCACACCGCCCTCATCTGCAAACTTGCCTTCCAACTCACGAGCCTTCAAGTATCCAGACCCGTACATAGCAAGCATCTGAGCATAAAATGTGGGGCTGAGATTATTCTTATTCTCGTCAATAGACACAAACTGGTAATCCAGCAGGGGAGTATCTTTGTCCTTCAAAAGCTCCCTGAATAGGCGCAAGGCTTCTTCGGGAATGTCCTGCTCTACGAAAAATTTGTAACACCAATGGTCTGTGCCCTTTGGAGTAGTTGTAGTCCACGCTTGGGGGTCATCCCCAATACGAACACCAGCGATTGCAATTTGCCATCCTAAACCAGTTTCATCTCTGCCTCCTTCGTCATACCATAACCAATTTAAGTTACCACCACGAGCACTATCAGGGCTTTTCAAACCCTTGCAGTACATCTTCGCTCCGTTCAAGAACACGATTGAGAAGGGACGACTTGCCTCCCACTCAGGACGACCACGATAACGCTGTGAAGGAACAACCAGATTCCAGGGAATCCACTCACGCAACTCCACCCAAGTTGAGTATTTGAAGTTTTCAAAGTCGGGATTCAGGACTGAGCCAGACTTGCCCTGCATAATCTTACGGAGAGCCTTCTGCGCTCCTGCGGTAGTCTTTCCAGAACCACGACCTCCAAAGATAGCCGAGAAAGGGGCTTCACTATACACGAATTGATGAATCTTCTCTCTATCCTCAAACAACTTTCCGCTATTCTTGGGGAAGTAGCCCTTATCATCCAAATTCCAATCTAACTGCTTTCGATTGTCCAAATCGAAAGGCATTGGAACACCCCTAGCTCTAGCCTCTGCTATTGCCAGCGTGAGAGTCCTGCGTTCCTCTGCACTCAGAGAATCAAGACTGTTCAGGGGTTTCCGTGTTTTCAACGGCATCGTCTGTCTCCTTAAACTCAGCATCCAAGAACTGAGAAGATTCGTCAGGGTTGGCTTTCTTCAATAGGTTTGTAATAACATCTGATAGCTGTGTATCATCCATCTGTGAAATCTTTACCAGCGCAGTAGGAAGTCCTCTGCTGGAGCGTTCCAACTCTGCTCCCTGAATGACTGCCCTCAACGCATCACTCGACTTCTCAAAACCGTGCTCCTCCAGATACTTCATGCCCTGTTCCTGCAAGGTAGCACCTGTATCTGCTTGCTTGATGAGCATTTTTACCTTTTCCTCAACTGCCTGAATCTCCACACGTTCAGAGACCTTGGCATTGAGTACATCTGCTCGTTCATGCCATCCATAAGTAGTTACCCATTCTTGCACCTGAGATATATGTGGCTTTCTTCCGTGCTCATCCGAAGGAAGGACTCCCATCATTTCCTTACCCCCCACACATCCATTTTGATACCACGCAAGAAAACACGCCTCTCGATATGAGTCCGAGTAAGCGGTTGTTGCTAAGACAGATTTAGAGTTAATTCCCATTTGACACCGTGTCAACGTCCTTTCTAAGTTTGAGTAATTCGTCCATGCTCTGTCTGTATCCTCTTTGATGCGCCCATAGGTGGCATTCATGACATAGCGGAATTCTGTTTCCTTCGTCAAGTGCATTTGGATTCAGGGACTTTGGAATTATCTCATGAAGTGTAACGGGTGTGTGTCCACACCTAGCACACCTGTTTCCAAATAATGCCAGTATCTTCTCCTCGTCTGGAGAGAATTCACTACTCACGAATCTTCCCGTAAGCAATCAAATCTTGATGATTACGAGCTTTTTCGGGGGCTAACATATCATTAATTATGCTTCTTGCTTTAGCAAATTCTTCATCTGTGGGCTTATCAGAAAGCAACTCACCAGACTTTCTCTTTTCAACGTAGGTCTTGTAATGCTCAGAATGAGCGGCGGCTGACCACACACCCATCCTGCATGCTGGATTGCCTGTAAGTGGATTGCGGATACCTTCATCAGCAAAGCGTCTGGTGGCTCTGGTAATGCTACCTGTAGTAAGCCAAAGAGCGTATGCCAAATCTGGATTGATGAATGCCTCTTTTAGTTTTCCTGTTCCTATTGTCATGATTATCTCCTTTCAAATAAGACTTAATCTATCCTAATTATACTCATCTTGAATAAAATGTCAAGTCGTATGGCATACTTGACAAACTTAAGACGACCATTTATAATACGGCTAACAATATCAGAAATATCAGCGATAGGATATTATGATTACATAACACCGTGTCATAAGGAGTGTTGGTACTCCGAACCAAAGACCAGACCCACTATTGCACAATCCTCGATTCCTAACAGATGAGTTCACCCCCTACATGCTGGTAGTGGATTAGGGGCTGTCAGCAGAGGAGCAAATCTCAAATTTGTGCTGACCACCACCAGGGCTAATGAATAAAAGCCTCCCCTTGTACCAAAGATTATTTTTTTAACACTTTGGAGGCAAGGGGGCATTTTAAAAACTTTTATTCAGTTTTAAGTAAAATTTGAGTATAGGTTAAGCCTTAAGGTTTAAGGTTAATCCGAATTTTTAAATAATCTTGTTTACAGGATTATTTAGAATGGAAAGGGAGGATTATTTAATTTTTACGAACCCTGAACCAAGTTAACTTACCCTGTACATAAATGTACAAGATAGGTAAACCTAATTTACATTTTAGGCACATTTTTGTAAATTACTACTTTACACTTTCGCCTGAATTTTGTAAATTATGTTTTGTGTGCAATAAGTTATCAGAATAGTAATATTCTTGCCACGAAACATAACGCTGTGGTATAGTAACGCTGGAGGCTAATATGCCTTTTGGGAGTTGTAGAGGACGCTCTCGCTCCCTACCAGCCGGATTTGTCAGGCTGGGAAAGTTTCAGGGGAGGGTCTACTTAGATAAGATGGCGGTTTTGTAGTTGCCACACCCTCCCTAATTCTTTTTTAAGGAGGAAGTATGAGTAAGGAAGGCATGTGTATTGTAGTAATGGTTACGGTGTTGGTTGGAGATGAGGTTGTAACTAAGCCCTCACGAGTATATCATCCAGAGAATGCAGAGAATAAGAAAGAAGCTGGAATCTATGTAGAATCTTTACTAATCGCTCGTGATAATGGCACTCGTAAAGACCTTCTTGCTGCCTACCTCTGCGAGAACGTGAGAATTTACAACTAAAATAGGTTGTAATTGCCAATTACAAGTAAAAGAGGCTGTTATCAGCCTCTTTTATATTCCATAATAGACAACTTTTGTCTATCACCTAATATAAAAAGTGAGACACAAATCATTCTGTGTCTCACTTATGCTAGGGCAACTGCATGTTTATTCCGGTGGGTTCACCCTATCCTAGTCATAGGTAACGCCTCTATCACGCATGCAGTTTCTTAGTCTGACCTACCTCGGTTCGCTTGCTCAACGCATAGGCGTGGTAGGTACTGTTGTTACTATTTTACCATCATCTGTTCCACCATTCAGGTACTTCTGGATAACCAATAGCAAGATGCCCTTCTTGAACATTGGCAGACCCATCCACCTCTATATGATGCTTACTTTTTATTTCTTGAATCTCCTCTGGAGACAACGAATCAAACCATTTGGGAGTAAGAGTGCAATGAGTTGGAGCATGATAGAACCTTTTGTGGAAAGCTACGACTGCCTCTCCAACCTTCTTCTCAATTGGTTTCTTAGGCTTATATTCATAAGGGTCAGACCAAAGCATTCCAAATCTAACCATATAATCTACCTTTTGTTCCTCTCTCTATCCCTGCTATCGTAACTGGAGTTGACTGATGCACATACTTTCCGTGTTCTGAATGTTCATTTGGGTTATATGACCAGCCATTATGAATAATATTAGCAATATGTTCTTCATCTTTCTGACCACACCAACAACAAAGTCGTTTATAGACGGTTTCAAAGTCTGCATGAAAAACACTCTCTAAATGCCAACAATGTATTCCATGAATGGGACATACCTTTGACACGGTGTCAGTCATTTATTCTCCTTTGGATGGTCTGTATTGTAGAATCCCTTACCCCTGAATAAGATGGGAAGTGTATGCCACAACCTGCGGATATTGTTGCTTTTACACTTGGGGCAGTATACGATTATGATGTCAGAGAAAGCACGAGAAACCTCAAATCTTTCTCCACAGTCTTTGCATTGCATATCATAGGTTGGCATGGTCTTTTTTATAATTCCTGTAGGCAACTATCCAATAGGGAAACCATGCAAGTGTGTGGAAAATTCCCACTAACACTAGGGCAAGTTTTTCGACATTCTCCTGAGGTCTGAGGTCATGACTTACTGCCCTCATAATCCTCAGGGAACGACCAATTCCAAGAGCAAGGTAAATCATCAAAGCAATCGTTATTAGCAAACCAATGTAATTCATTATTCTCCTTTCATTTCTTTTCTAGGTATTGCATCGAGAGCCATCCTCGGTACATTTCTGAGTATCCCCAACCATTTTCAATCTTGGAGATAGCTACGATAGTCCCATATTTCACCGAACCAATTACGGGACTGGTAATCTCTGGATACGTCCGTACACGAAGTCCTAACCATGCTGTTACCTGATACAAAACAGGTGCAGGGGTAGGTGGAGCAGGAATAATCTCTGCGGCAGATACATTCATATCTACGTCTCCGGTAAGACCCACTACTCTACCATGTCCTGTCCATTGCCACATTTCCACCTGAGACCAAGGGTAGATAGCCTTGGGAAAATACTCTCCAGATACCGCTCTCTGATTATAAAGAGAGAAATTGGTGATAAAGTCTTTCTGTTTCTCCCAAGGATATTCTGCTAGCCAGAGAGGATAATCTTTCATCCACTCGATGTACTTCCTGTACCAGAAAAACTTATCCATGAACCACTTGGCGGTATAAATCATCGGAATAGTGCCTGTGTCATTGACGATGGTATCACAGTAGGATTTCGCCTCATTCGCCAGAGTAACAAGGTCTTTACCATCAGTTGACTCGAAGTCCAACACATAGGGTAATTCCTGTTTGTTGTCTCCAACACGAGCTATGGCTAATTTCGCTTGTTTATATCCCTTTACCCACCCACGAAAGAAATGGTAAGAACCGTCATCTTTTTGATTATCTTTACATCCCTGCACATACGTTTTATACATCTTGTCATAGAAATCTGCCTCAGATGTTTTGAGGAAGAAACCATGAATAGCAGGGTCTACCTTTGAGAAATCCACATTTCCCTGCCAGAAGGACATATCAACGAATTGGGTTCTTACCATGTCAGCCATCGGTTACTCCTTTTGAATTTCGGTTTTCCAGAATTCAATTATACCTTCATCCGACAGGACTTGCATTTCTGCACTTTCCAGCAAGATTGCATGCTTTCCCAATCCCTGCGCCTCGAAGGTAATGAGCACCTGCTTGGTACGAGGATTGCCTGTTATGGTCATGTCCGAGATTACAATATCATTCTTTATGTCCATCATTTGCCTCAATGATTGCCTTGGTTACACCTTCCATGTCCTCGGAAGATAAGTCAAGCATAGCTCCAAGTTTCACCTTTGCTGATTTGAGAGACTCTAACTGTTTAGCCTCATGTTCCTTCATTCCAAATTCCTGAGCCTGTTTCTCTCCAAAGTAGATAGCAATATCTACGGTGGCTAACATGCAAAGCATTTCATTCTTGTCAAAGTCTGCAATATGTACGGTCATTTCTTTTCCTCCTCTGGTGTAGAATCCATCTCCAAATTGGTAGCAACTTCCACCAACTCTGATAAAGGAAAGATAGCTGTTACAGTCGTAATTGGGTCTGTGATAACAACTTTAACTCCACCTTTCCCTGTATGAGTAAACTCAATTTTGCCACCATCTGTTCCAAGCGGAATTACGTACACAGTCTTAACCATGTTTCCCCGTTTCCTTTATCCATTCTTCGATGCTCTTATCGTATTCATCAATGATGACTCTTACTGCCCTTCTGACTGCTGGATTATCGGTAATACATGCAAAAGCAAACCACGATGCCATGATGCACGATTCGGATGCTTTTGCTCCATCGTCCACACTTACACCTGGGATGATTAGCTCAACATCCTGAGTTTCCTGCCGAAAGATGATAGCCGCATCATCCTTACCGAGCTTAAACTCATTACTATCAATTGCTCCACCTTTTTTAGCTTTCTCTGCCATTCTATTTTCTCCTTTTCATATATAAGTCTTTGAGAGAGTGGAGGAGGGATTTCAACCCTCATCTCCTCTAGCAGTCTGGAATAGAGGACGCTAATCTCCGAGTTCTGCCGACTTCCGCATCGGTTACTCCCCTACCGTTATTCATTCCGGTTACGCCACTCCACTCTCCCTGCTGTCCAACAGGTTTCGCTAACAAGGCTACTTCCCTGCGACAAGATAATAATAACACGGTGTCAATGGTTTGTCAAGTATACAACCAAAACTCAATCCGTGTATCCAACCGACTGTCTCTCTGGAATCTCCATATCATCATGATACCTACGGAGCAATTGTTTTACCCTATGACGGAATCTCCTTCTCGCAACCTTAGTCATAGTATCTCCAAAACTTCCATGATGTAATCCCCATGTACACATATTACATCCACAAAACCTCAAATCGCTGGAATGTTTCCGATAAGGTCTTACCTGATTAGAGCGCATCTTTCCCTTAGGAGTATCTATCCAGGGAGCTTTATATCTACCATAGGTTCTACTCAACTTATCCTCCTGTAAGTTAATCGTGAGCATTATCCTCACCTTTAACTAAGTATATCAGAGCTATTCTCATTTGTCCACCATACACCTAGTATTCTCGCAAAATGGAGACCCAAGAAAATTCAGCATGGTGCTGTATCCAAAAGCCAAATCGGACAATTCCGCTCCGTTTTGTCTGTTTCACCAGGCGATACACGGTTTCATCAGGTGAAACAAACAATTATTTCTTCCATTTATTACATTTGTCATAGTCAAGTGATAAATGTCATATTAATGTAATAACTATTTATATTACATATAACACTTGATTAATGATAAATGTAATTATTGGAAGAAGAAATTAATTCACGATATTCCCTGGATGTCAATAGTTTAACCTTACAATTATGTAAGGTTAAGAAATTCTTAATAATGAGGGATACTTCATTTAAGAGGGATAAAATCTCACTATCACTAATTAGGAGGAGCTAACTAGAGGCAAGCTCCTCCATAACCCTAACAACAGAATAGATATAAGCTAGCTAGCATAACTCTAGTCAAGTGGTATAGGGAGCGATAATCTAGCATGCTCCTGCTATAAGGGAATAGCAAGGCTCTTAGCATAACTCTAGCTAAGTAAAGCGGAGATAGTCTACAGGCTCTAACCTTGTAAGGCTTATAGCAGGAGGAGAATACTAACCCTATAAAAACTGATAGAGCTAGCAAGCGGATAAACACAATTCTAAAGAATAGGAGATTTTAAAATGAGTATAAATATTACGGATAAAATCATAGCAAGGGAGCAAGAGAATAGAGGTTATAGCTCTATGGAGAGCGTGTATATCTCTAACTTGCTTAATGAGCGTGTAGCTCTAGTATGCTCTAGGCATGCTAAACTTTTAGCCATAACGCTAAAACGGCTCGGAGTATTCTTTAACATAACGGATGATAGCGGAGAGCTTGTAACTATAATGCTCTCCTCCCAGATTAATCAAAACGATAAACTATAAAATAGAGGAGCTAATATCATGCCTAAGAATAGACTAACGATTTTAGATATTAAAGAGATTAACGGAGATTTAGTTAACCTCCATAACACGATTAATAAATTTTACCTTAGCCGTTATGAGGTAGATAACCTAGAGGAGCTTAAAGGTTATCTAGCTATTTATGAGGATAAATACACGGCTTTATATGAGGCTCTTATCTTTAGCAAGGAGGCAAGCTACTCATATATGAGCGATAAAATCCTAACGGCTATTCTAGCTAGGATAGCTAACTATAAACAAGCGATAGAGCATTATTTAGCTAACGGCTATAGTGGGCATTTATTAGGGGAGCTATTGCGTTATGGCTCTATTAGCAAGTTTAATTTTACTAAGCTCTATCTCCCTCTAACGATAGAGCTAACGGCTAACGATATTAACATAACGATTAAGGAGAATTAAGGCATGGCTACATTTATTAAGGATGAAAGCATAATCTCATGCAATGAGAGCAATAAAACGGCTTTAGAAATTATCAGAGAGATTAAGCCGGAGATAGAGATTAATAACGATTATGACATTGACAAGCTCTATAGCCTAGAGCTTGCCTCTAACTTTAGTGAGAATACGCTCTATTCCATTAGGGAGCAATTGCTAGAGCTTGCTAATAAACACGGCTTAATTACGGATAATCTCCCTTATGAGGTATTAAGGTTAATGAGATATCAGAGCCGTTTCATGGAGGCAATGGAGGCTATTAACGGAGATAGTTGGATTATCTCTAAGGGAGAATATTGTGGTACATGGCTAAAGAGATTTAATAGCTATCTCTATAAGAATTTTAGCCTTAAGCTATCCGCTAGCATGCTATCAGAGCTAGGAGGCTATATAGGCAAGGTTAGAGGGGAGCAGGGGAGCAAGCTCTATAATTTCGATTTTACCGATAAAATTAATTGGGATAGTGGAGATTATGGAGATAGAGGCTCTTGCTTTTGGGGAGGTAGAGCTAACGCTAAAGAGAGCATAAGGCTTAATGGAGGCATAGCGATTAGGTTTTATTCTGATAGCTCTAACATTAATAGTGGAATAGCTAGAGCATGGCTCTTGCCTTATAGAGATAGCTTGCTCCTCTTTAATAGTTACGGTTTAGAGGCTATAGTTACGGCTAGAGCTTTAGCTACATTCTTAGGCTTTAGTTATGCTAGAGTAGGCTTTAACAATAGCGATAGTGATTATATGCTCTATATAAATAGCTCTAGCGGATACCTCATAGCTAAACAGGAGAATATTCCTAGCAATAAAAGCCTAGATTGCGATTATGCGATTTTAGCGGATGAAGATGTAGAGCCTTGTAGAGATTGTGGAGAATACTTTAGCTCGGATGATTTATACCATGTTAGAGGTTATGGAGATATATGCTCCGATTGTATAGGGGAGTATAGCTACTGTAACTATTGCGGAGAATATTATGAGAACGATAGCGGAGAATATATAGAGAGTAGAGATAGCTTTATATGCTCCTCTTGCCTAGAGGATAATTTTACCGCTTGCGATAATTGCGGAGAATATTATGATAACGATAGAGGAGATTTAGAGGAGGTAGATAATCAAACGTTATGCTCCGATTGTAGGGATGATTTAGCAGAATATTGTAACTATTGCGGAGAATATCATTTAGAGGAGAATTTTAGCGATATAAACGGCTTTTGGGTTTGTGAGGCATGCTCTAGCCTAGAGCTTGTAACTTGCTCCGCTTGTGGCTCTATTGTAGAGATAGATAGCTCTATAAGCCTAGAGGTAGAGCAAGAGGAGGTTATATATTGCTCTACTTGCTTTAGTGCAATGGCTAGAGCTAATAGGAGGGAGGAGGCTAGAGCTATTAGCTTTAGTGAGTTTATAAAATGATTAACCTATCTATAAGAGATTTAAAAAAGCATTGTATCCGTTCCCTAGAAAGTTACTTTTTAGAATATTCTAAAGAGGTTATAGAGGTTAAAGGGGAGCGTTATATCTATATAGATAGAGGCTCTAAATGGCTTTCTATTGCTCATTTAGATACTGTATTCCCTAAGAGCAAGGATTTTATAAAATATAAGGCTCTAGGGGAGGAGTTTATATTCTCCCCTAACCTAGATGACAGGCTAGGAGTTTATACATGCCTAGAGGCTCTACCATTGCTAGGGATAGATAGCGATATATTGTTAACAGATAATGAGGAGCAAGGCTATAGCTCCGCTTTTCATTTTAAGCCTAGCCATAACTACAACTTAATCCTAGAATACGATAGGAGGGAGTTAAAGCCTGTATTATACGATTATGAGAGTAAAGAGATTTTAGAGGCTCTTAAATCTATAGGCTTAGTTCCGGCTATAGGCTCTTATAGCGATATAAGAGAATTAACAGAGCTAGGAGTAACTTGCGTTAATTGGGGCATAGGCTATGAGCAAGAGCACACTAAATTATGCAGGGTTAGTGTTAATAATTATCTAAAAGCTCTAACGCTCTTAAACCGCTTTTATCTCCGCTATAAGGATACTAAATTTATCTATGAGGGAGGAGCAAGCTACTCTAAACGCTCTACCTCATGGAGAGATAGCGGAGCATGGAGAGATAGCGGAGCATGGCTAGAGGAGGAGCTTTTAGATAGCGATAGATTTATAGGAGCAAGCTCTAGCAAGCGGAGCAAGAGGAGCAAGCTAGAGGAGGAGCTAGCGGAGCAAGAGCGATACCTTAAAATGGAGGTATGCAATTATTGCGGAGAGCCTGCTAACGATACTCTTTATTATGATGATTTAGAGGCATGGCTATGTGATAATTGTGCTAGCTTTTGGCATGCTAGCGGAGAGCCTAGCAATAGAGGCATGATAAACGGCTAGAGATTAGGAGGCTCTAGCTAAATGATAGCTCCCTAGCCTAATAAGCTAGGGAGCTTTTTTTACCAGGATGGAATATGACAAAAACGGTCTAATTCCTAATAATACCATAATCCTCCTATATAGCCGGAGCTAGAGCCTGTATATACTATATTATATGAAGTAGCTATCATTTTACGGCTAGGGAGGCTAGAGCCATTAGCAGGAGCATGCTCCCCTTGCTCCGGCTCTCCTCCTGCTAAAGCCTAGAGCCTGTATAGTATATATTATATGAAGTAGCTATCATTTTACGGCTAAATTGCTCCCCTTGCCTAATCAGAGCATATAGAGTATACTTGCGTTATGTTAAGCTATACGCTTTACCCTAGATTTTAGCTCCCCTTGCCGTTTTAGCTCCCCTATTGCGGATAGATATACTTTTAAAGGCTCTCAGAGCATGAGAGCCTATAATTATTTAACATTGCGTATAGCAGAGCAAGAGGAGGAGCAAGTTTTATCAGGTAAAACCCTATTCCGCCAGGTGAAACTGCACCTGGTTGCAAGATTTGTGCCAGCCCAGCCCTGCCCCCTCATGCCCTACCCCCAACCCAGTCGCAACTATTGTCGCAACTATGCCTCGCAATTAAGTCGCAACTATTGGTCGCAACTTTTTGCCTTGCAATTAAGTCGCAACTATCTTATAGAGTCTCATATAATTAGAGTCTCATAAATTGACCCTTGACAAGATGGTGTACATGATATAGAATATAGCTATGAAAACTCCAACCCCCAACCAACTCCCCCCAGAAGTAAACTTTGATGTCAATACAGATAGTGGATTCCTGTCCACTCTCTTTCGAGCCAACCAACTCACCACCGCTATGCGAATCTGTGCAGATTGGCTGGATACCCAACCCAATGCCTTCATTGCCTCACTCACAACCTATTGGGATGGAGATGCCCATAGATGGGCAATCCGTGTAATCTATTCAGGTGGTAATGCACCTGATGATGGAGATAACTAACACACCCTTCATTGCAGAAGGAAAAACAGAAAACTTGAAACTTTTAATGGATGGCAAAAATCCGTTAGCATCCGCAGGGGGTATCCTGTTCGATACCATACCTGCTACTTCAAACGAGAAGTATGCTCCAAAGGTTTTATATGCCACACCAGCAAGCGCAGTAACTACCATGAAACCTAACACCTACAATCCTTACAGCAACTACTATAATCACTCTGGATATGGAACATATCAAGGGGTGTATGGTGGTACATATACTTGGAGAAAAGAAAAACTCTCGGATGCTGGTCTTGCTCGGAGTGAGGCAAAGGAGAAGTTAAGAATGGATGGGCATAAAGTTAAATTCTTCTCCTCGAAAAAACATGGCAATCATCTCATGCTCGGAGTTTGTAAACATTGCCATCGGTCTGCCTACCTCATGTTCATTCCCTTTGCTGGTGAGTATGTGATGGAAGGGGATGCGTTTGAGAATCATTGTATCTCTGTCAAGAAAAATATTGACACCGTGTCAAGTACCCCCACAAAGGGAAACTTCGATATTGACCTGACCAACTACCCCTTCGGAATTGTGCGTGAGGGTGGTCAGGATGACATTTGGCAATAAAGGAAAATCAAATGACTAAACTCTACACAAAAGCGCAACTGCTGAAAAAGTATGCTGGTAAATATATTGATGTGTATGCCCAGCATTACTCGCAACGTGATAAATCTGGAAGGTGGATGACGGTTTATGAAGTCAGGAAAGTTTCCAAAACAATCTGTGAAAATTGTAACCTTCCAGAAGATTGTAACTTACAATAAAGGAAAAGAAATGAAAATAAACTTGACTAACAAAAAACTAACGGATGAAAGAATCAAGACTGCTACGGATAAAGCGCAAGATGCTTTTTGGACATCAGTAGCAAAGAGTTTTCCAGAAATCAAAAGTGGAGATTTTCCACCACTACAAACTGCTCTCTTAGACAGAATCCTGTATGATGCGGTGGAGTATTGGCTATATATCAACGAGGAGAAATCAAATGATTAACAAAGACCGAGAAATAAAAGCATTAGTAGGCATGCACCGCAGGGAGTATGAAAAATTTGCAAAGATGTTTGGCAAGAAGTTAGCCAATACCCTGTTCAAACAGGTGGTATGGGAATTGGTGGATGATGCTTGCAGAATCTTTGCAGAAGATAATGTTCTGTTCGATAAGGAAAAGTTTATCGAGAAGGTCAAACTACATATCATCTTGGAGAGCAAATGACCAAACTAAAAGTAGGTTCTCTGTTCACAGGCATTGGTGGATTTGATTTAGGATTTGAGCAAGCTGGCATGGAAGTTGCATGGCAATGTGATAATGACCCCCATTGCCAGCAAATCCTGTTCAATAATTTCAATATAAACTCTGAGAAAGGAATATACAATGACGTTAGAAACGTATCAAAACTCACCGCAGGAGAAATTGACGTTCTCTGCGGAGGATTCCCTTGTCAAGATATATCTCAGGCTGGACACGGGCAAGGACTTTTTGGTAGTCGTTCAGGACTCTGGCATGAGTTTTCCAGAATCATTGGAGAGATTCGACCAAGCTGGGTTGTCATTGAGAACGTGCCAAGACTACTCTCTATTCACAATGGGCATGATTTCAAACTGGTCATCCAACCACTTCAAGAATTCGGGTATTGCGTATCATGGAGATTGCTTGACTCTCAATTCTTCGGTGTCCCCCAGAGACGTAAAAGAATCTTTATTGTCGGAAGTCTTGGAAACGCACGTTCCTGCGAAGTATTATTTGAGCAAGAAATGTGCGGAGGGAATCCTGCGGAGAGCAAAGACAAAGGACAAGCCCCTACCCCCGATACTGGAGCTATCACTTATGAAAATAATTCAATGATTCGATATTGGGATGGTGGTCAAATATCAGATACTCTGGATGTAGCCATGCTCACCAAAGGTCAGATGATGCCAGAAAAGCGCAGGATGCCTGTGGTGGTGGCTGGTGGGGTTCGTAGACTAACCCCTGTGGAGTGTGAGAGATTGCAGGGCTTTCCCGATGGATGGACTGCTGGAGTCTCGGACACGCAACGCTACAAGCAACTCGGTAACGCAGTTACCGTAAATGTCGCAAAATGGATTGGAGAAAGGATAGTGAAAGCTAATGGCTGATACAACTTGTCTCGGAGTTTTGGAAACACGCAGTTTCTCCTTCGTTGGAGTGGCAAAGAATCCTTCTGCCTTGCGTATCCTGTTCAGCAAGGCATGGAAGAAACATTGCGAGGATTGCGGAATGCCCTACAATTGGGGTGAGTTTAAAGATGACCTCGTAATCTACAAGTTACCTATGAACACAGTTTGCAGGGATGGAGAGGAAATCTACCATGCCTAAATATCAATTTCACGAGATGCTTAACCAATTAGCTATACACAATCGAGCCAAACTGATAGCGATTATAGGGATGGCTAAACATCAAGCTGGGCATACGGTTATGTGGGATGATGTAGCAGTTTTTCCTGATGATACGGGATGGAAGATAATTCTAATTAGAATGATAAAAGATTTATGCTGGTTCTATGATAGGATGTGTGGGCATGATACGGAGCAACTGGAAAATAAACTAAAAGACATTATCATGGAAATAAAAGGAGACCTGTAATGCAAATAACATATAAGTGGACTTCGATGCAGGAAATACCGAGCGTATTTAAATTTGAACCTAGCATCGTGGGAGTAAAAGTAACGGATGGAGATGACTATGTATTCATTACTCATGAAATTGAGGCAGGAATTTCTATAACCGTAGGAAAACATATTGGGAAACCAGAAGAACGAGCAACTATCTCATGGTCAAATTATGCAACACTTCAAGGTGGAGATGTGGAGTTTACGGATAAGTTTCATCATTGCCTAGAAACGGCAATTATGATAGCCTCTCTAATCAATGCACATTTTAAGGTGAGAAATCATGTGTAAACAACGCACAAAAAATAATTGGAAGAATCGTTGTAACGAATGTCATGGTAAGGGCTGGGTAACGGTCTATCCTCATAATGAGGAAACCGCAGAACGTAGGACTTGCCCAAAGTGTCGGGGCAAAGGCACAAAGTTGCCCCTTGACAAGTAGCTAGTATAGTGTATAATTAGGTTTGTAAGAGGACTTGACCCTCTTACACCTTTCTACGGGCTGGCTGGTTTCCTACACCTCCTTGTACAGCCAGCGCAGGATTCGGGTGGGCTATGTAAAAGCCTTCGGTGAATCTAACCGAGTAGCCCACCCAGCACTTTACAACTGAATAGGTTGCGCTTGTAGCTCAACAGGATAGAGCAAAGGACTTCTAATCCTTAGGTTGCTGGTTCGAGTCCAGCTAGGCGCACTAGACATGAAAATGTCGAAATGGGAAAATGGCGTAATGGTAGCGCAGGAATAATCCCCCGTTTGAAATAGCGGTGTAGGTTCGAGTCCTACTTTTCCCAAATACGCACTATCCCTTGGGGTGCAGGGTAATTTGTAAGGGATAAATTTATTGCGTAATGGAGAATTCCTAAGACTTCCAGTAGAGTTAATGAATGCCCCTACGGAAAGAGGAAACTCCGTACATTTACCACCCCTGCACCCCACATATCACGCCTTGAATGGCATTTTACGAAAGGAGAAAAATAAGATGGATGGTTCAATTTGGTTGGATGCTCACGATAACACAGGCAAGAACACGAAAGAGATGATTTCAACTCTGGCGTGTGAGCTTACTGTTTGTGAGAAGTTACTCACGATGGGGTACAAATTCAGCAATCGAGTCAATCTGGAACAGCGCAAGGCTCACCTAGAGGATAGGATTGCCAGCCTAGAGCATCAGTTAAAGATGGAACAGGCTCACGGCAAGATGTTTTCTTCTGTTCTGCGTGGAATGGTAGGCAACTATCGTGGATACTAAGTTTCGTAAGATTTTAGTCAATCGTAGGTTATTCACAAATGGATGCAAGTTTCTCATTCCTGATACCCAAACCAGCGTTGAAATCAAGCCCCATAGCTACTTTCAGGGTGTTCCTGTTCCCTATGGAGCAGACCCTAAATTTGGTTTTGGTCTGGTCAAGACGGATATTCCTGACCCCGATACGGGCGCAGATGACCTTCACCTGTGGGCGTATCTTGCTCCACGAGAGATTAAGTTTGGTGGTGAATACTACCTAGAAAAAATCAAACCTCTGGAAATCCTCGTTGTGGATGACAGTCTGGATGATGACCTGTTGATTGGTGGGTCTGACGATGATTGGACAGACGACCCCTTCAAAACTCATAGATAGAAAGGAGAAAATGATGACTAATGAAAAGACTGTAAAGATTAGGATGAAGTGGACTCAATGCAATACTGACCCGATTCAGTATAAGCCCCTCAGTCCAACCCTCGTGCCAAAAGATATTTGGGTGGTTGTGGAAATCCCCGATGACCCAAAATATGTTGCTGGCATGGACACACTAGATGGCATGATTGAATATACTCTCACGCCTGATGGTATGGCACTCACAATGCAGAATCTCGCAAAAGCGATTCGTGCCACCTACTCAGAATCTAAATAGAAAGGAGAACAATGAAAGTCTCGAAACTAATAGCAACCATTTTGCTTTTTGTTGTCCTGTATGCGCTCTTTGCGCTGGTAATCATGCTGGCATGGAATCTCACATTCCAGAACCTCATGAGTGCCGAACCGATGCCCTATCCAGTTGCACTAGCAATCGCTGGATTCTTCTGGGCGAAAAAAATCTTTCTCGTATAATGAAAGGAGAATTGAATCATGGCTGAAAAATGGGCTACCAAAGAAAGCCCCAAACAAAAAGGACTGCGTGGAATTGGAACAGTCCGTGTAACTAAAACCTCTATCAAGATTGCCTTTGAGGATAATCCTGATGTGGTGTTCGACCTGACACCTGAACAATGCCCTGCGAATGTTCGTGCAGGAAAGTGGTTCGTGTCTCTAAACGCTAAGGCTGACAAGATGTATAGCTTTAGCCCTGTGTCCGGTGCATTCAAATGCAAATTTATTGGTTTTGCCTCACCGAAAGACCAACTCCCTGCCCCCCAGCATTACACGATGCAATTCGTGGATAAGCAGACAGGTCAGGCTGGAGTTACCGAGTACGATGCGTTTACCGCTTTGCTCGAAATCATCGAAGGCAAAGACGCTGGTTTGGTCATCCCATACTTCCTGCGCTATAACTTTGGGGAGTTGGAGGGTCAGGTTGCCTTTGTCAAACCAAAGAGCAAGTACACCCAGCAGACTGCAAACTTCCTCGATGCTACAGGTGCGTTCAAGAAGGGAACAATGACCTACATTGACAACATCCTTCCTGCGCTCGAAACTCGACTCAAAGATGCTGGCTACAAACTCATGGTCATCATGAAAGATGGGCATGTGGATGCCATCACCGCTTTGGAAGAAGTAGACTAAGTAAATTTGGGTGGCGGTGTGGTGGGAACACACTAACGCTCTGGATGACTACCCTCTGAATGTTTTATACGAAATAGTCAATCAGGTTCAAATCCTGACCACCCAATTAAGGAGAAAATAAATTGACAACAAATAAAATCTATTACAAAAGTGAAGGCATATTAGTCAAGGGAGATAAAGTAAGCAAGCATTTTGCTTGTCAGGAAGATAAAACCTCCGGCTGGATGATTACTCATATAGAGTCTGAAACATTGCTCACTAATGCAGGTTTTGATTCGCTTGATACCTGTAAAGATTTCATCAGGCTGTTAGAGATGATTAATGGTATGGCGTTGGATGAAATCACAAAAGACTCTAATCCTTTAATGAGACCAGAAAATGAGGCGCAAAGAAAAATAGCTTTCTTTATTTTCAAATCATCTGACCTACCCATTATTACTAATAAGATGGTAGCGTTCTTGACCCATCTTATTTATGCCCTTCCAGACTTCAAAACAAGGCTCAAATCCTATGGATAGTTTACTAGACCAAATTGCAGACCTGATTCCCTGCAAACGGTACTCAGGATACCTCACCTGTAACTGCCTGTTCCATGATGAAACAAACCCTTCCATGTTCATTTATCCAGATAGTTACAGGTGTCTATCCTGCGGAGCGCATGGCAAGACAACCAAACTGCTCCAAAGGCTCGAAGGTAAGTCCATCAAGCCTTCTCAGAGGTCTCTCAGACCTCACCTGTGGGGTAGAATGGATGACGAAATGGACATTGAGGATATTGCGCTGGAAGGACACCGTAGGCTGGCAATGAATCCAGACCTCGGATACTACCTGAAACAACGGGGCATCTGGACACTCATGGATAAGCTGATGTACGGCTACTTGGATGGCTGGTTCACCTTTCCTGTGCTTGGAGAACACCGAGAGATTACAGGGATTGTGGCTCGTGCTGGACAGGTGGCTGAACAGAATTTTGGTATCCGTTATATGACTCCCCCAGGGCAGAAACCTCAAATTTATGTTCCCGATTGGAAATTGCTCAAAGATGGTGAGTATGTATTCCTGACCTTTGGAGTTGTGGATGCCATCACATTGAGCGTGGCTGGTCTGCCCTCGATGTCAGGAACGGCTGGACACTGTCTACCCTCGGAGATGTTCGCAACGATTCGCAAGAAAATCTACATCATCCCTGATGGGGATGGAAAGGATTATCACGATGCGGTAAAACTCGCAACTTCACTCGGATGGCGTGGCAAGTTGCTCACGCTGGATTATCCAGAAGGCACGAAGGATTGCAACGATGTCTACATTAAAATTGGATTAGAGAAACTTAAGACTCTCGTTGCAGACACGGTTTCGTGCGATAATAAATACACATTCAATATTAGAAAGGATAAATAAATGGACTTACCTCACTTTGAAATGAAACACCGCACGATTAGACCTGTGTTCAAGCCCTTCATCAATAAGTATAATTTCAGCGACTTCATCGTCAAGCACACCAACAAGGAATGTGTTGAGTTGTGTGAAGATATGCACGAGATAACCTTTGATGTCAATGGCATTCGTCAATTTGAATCCAACTTTGTTACGGATATATATGGTCATCCGTTCAGTTGGATGTTCCATAATGACATGCTCAATATCTGGGATGCAGTTGGGTCTGACCTAGTAGCAAAAGCCAACTTTGTAGATGGAGACGAAAAGGGGAGACAGTCTGCTATCAATAAGGTCATTGAGCGCATGGAAGATTACACCAAAGGATATATCCATTGCTCTGATTGTGATACTAAAATCAAACGTCATGGTGAAGTTGGTGGTCGCTACTTTGCTGGGGTCTATTGTCAGAAGTGCTGGGATGGAAAGTGGAAAGCGATTGAGGCAAAGGAGAATTACAACTAATGTTTAACATGAAACCAACCGATGAGCAACTTCACGAAATAATTGAATTGGGGATAAATTGGCACACAAGACGAAACCACAAGGAGAGCGAAGTTGTATTGCTAAATAGTATGGCGCACGAATTACTTGAATTGCGGAAACTCGCCCCCATCTGGCTCGATGCGGTGAAAGAGCCACCGAAAGAGGAGGGATGGTATCTGGTTGAGGATAAATATGGCGAGATAATGGGGTGGTATTTTTTACCAGACCACAATGATTTAGAAAAGTGCAATATAGTCAGATATTTTGGAATGTGTATCCCCCTTCCTCCCGAAAGGAGCGGAGAATGACAACCAAACTCGAAAACTGCCCATTCTGCGGTAGTGATAAATTGGAAACTATCTATTCCAACCATGCCTTTATACGATGTTTAGAATGTGGAGCAGAAGGAAGTAAGTTTCCTAAAAGATATGGAGAAATTGCAGAACATATAGACCTAGAATCAGCAATCAAGGCATGGAATCTCAGATGCCCCCACGATGCGAAAGAGCCAATGATAACCCATTGGATTTTTTCACTCCCTCCCGAAAGCGAGGGAGAATGAAACTCATAAAGATAACTAGGAATGATGCTGAAGGAAGTTATATTGAGCGATTTGAGAAACTTCCAGATGTAATAGATGGAGAGATTATTTCTGGCGACCAAGAGGTGGGAACATCGGTTACGCTAACAATTGTTGAAATGTCAGAAGAAGAATATTTGGCGTTACCCGAGTTTATGGGATGGTAGCCGAAAGGAGCGGAGAATGAGCGAAAAACAGGTACAGTCTATTGAATTGACAAAAGAGCTTGCCAAAGAAATTGCTGAACGTTCATACACGGAAAGAGATTATGGCTCATTTGACTTCAACCGTGGAGTAAAACACGCATACAACGTAATGATAGATTTAATTGATAGAAAAACCTTACCTCCAGAAGAAGCCTGTAAATTACATGGTCATGTATTTGGTCACGAAAACGAAACAAAAGAATGGATATGTATTTACTGTGGAGCTAAAGAGAATTGGTATGGCAAAACAACAAGGTGCTGAAATCACTTACGAAAGGAGCGGAGAATGAAAGTTAAAATAATTGAAGAACATGGATTGGCTGAGGCTCTGCTTGGAACATCTCTGAGCAGAAATCAAAATGCTGAGGATATGATTGAGGTTTGCAATAGGCTGGCACAGATGGATGGTGGACACAACAAATTTCTCGAATTCATCACCGTCTGGATGGACATTGACGCACCCCGTTACTGGTGGCAACAGATGGCAACCTACCGCATTGGTAGCTCGTGGCTCTCTGAATCCACCATGTATACGCTGACCAAAAAACCTCTGACCAAAGAGGATTTTGAAAGTCCTATCTTACCCTCTACCCTTTTCTCTCTCAATGTCATGATTGAACAGGGAAACTTGGAGCAGGTTAAGAATGAGTTACCAGAAGGATTCCTACAACGAAGAATCATGGTAACGAATTACAAGGCTCTCAGGAATATCTACCAGCAACGCAAGAATCACAAGTTGCCCCAATGGAGATTCTTCTGTGAGACCCTAACATCAGAGTTAGAGCATCCATACTTTTTATTCACGAAAGGAGATTTAGAATGAGAGATATAAACAGAATTGATAGGATTTTAGCCCTCATTCGTGCATTGTGGATTCGCTATCCAGACTTGAGGCTGGGACAACTGCTCCAAAATTTTGCTGGATTTGATTCTGGTGATAACTATTACAAAGAAGATAGCGATACTGAAGTAGTCTTACTGGCAAGTAACAACAATTCACTTATAAAGGAGATACAACATGATTGAAAAATATGAACATCACGGAGTTGAAGTTTCAGTAGAATCTAAGAACAAAGGACAACATCGGCAAAATTGCTTATGCTTTTATCCCTGTGCTAAATTCAAGCCTGACACAGCAGAGAATTGTCCAATTGCAAAAGATGTGTTCGCAATTTGTGTGCGTCATCACATTACTACCCCTGTATTTGAGTGTCCAGAGTTTGAGGATGGAACAGCATGACTCTACAAATACTTAATCAGAATTCTCTGGATTACGTTACACAAAAGGGAAGTAAAACGGTGGATTGTATAATCACAGACCCACCGTATGATTTCGACCTTGTAACTAAAAAGCTATATCAGAATGAATTTGAACGCATTTGTAAAGGCAATATCATTATTTTCTGCCCACCAGAGAATCAATGGTTTCCAGAAAGAGCGAAACAAATTCTGTTTTGGGTCAAACCTATCTCTACCAAAAACACTAGCAAGTCCTACTCTCGCTTTGTCGAGATGATTATGGTGTTTGGTGATGGAACGTGGAATGCAGACAGGCATTGGTCGCAATATACCAACGTCTTTACTGACCTCGTGGAAAGCAAGGAACATCCATATAAGAAACCTCTCTCATTGATGACCAGACTTGTCCTGAATCACACCAATCCATTTGACACGGTGTTAGACCCCTTCATGGGTTCAGGAACAGTTGGAGAGGTCTGTTCGTTGAATCATCGGAGTTACATAGGCATCGAGAGAGACCCTGAATATTTCACGATGGCTAGATTAGCAATTCAGGAGAGAGCAGGAAAAATCATTGACTGATTGGGCATCCCTATCTGAAATGACGTTTGGCTTATTACTTCGAGGACGGGTCTCCGTTGAGGCGATTCGTCCAGAGATGTTTATTGAGCCGTATGATTCAGGTGTGAAGTATTACAAGCAGGGCAATAACTCCATAGAGTATATGGTAGCCAGACTTGGCATCACGCCTGTGCAAGCCGCAATGGACGCATCGAAGGAAATCAATGGAACGAAGATTGACTTCATCCAGATGCTAGAACGCTCTGCTTTGCAAGCGCAGACTGCGGATACTTTGGAAGTGTTCATCAGAAAGCTGAGGAAAGGTGAAGAAGTAAACTTTGCTCCGGTGGTTGAGAAATTCAACATGCTGGAAGGCAAGCAGGTCAATGGAGTACCCATGAGCCAGATTATTCCAGAGGATGACCCGTTCATGCTCACAGGATGGAACGCCATTGACGTACATCTCGGTGGAGTACCAAAGGTGGGCTTGATTACCGTTGGTGGCTCACCTGGGGTTGGAAAAACGTCATTTGGCATCCGGTTCATCAAGAAATTCTTGGTCGAGCATAAGGATAAGATGGCGTTGATGTTCACGCTGGAAATGCCTGGGGCAGAATTCAAAAATCGTGCGCTGGAAATCAACAACTTCTCCAAAGAGGAACAGGACAGGCTTATCATCTTTGATGAAATCATGTCCGTTGAGGATATTGCCAATAAAGCCTACAAGTATAAAGATGAGGCTGGATTGATACTCACGGACTTTGCTGACCTGATGATTCAGAACGAAACCAGCGAAAGCGAGATGGCGAACATCTATCTGGTGCAGTCTCGCATGGCAAAGCGCATGATGTGTCCAACCATGCTCTTTTCGCAACTGAATCGTAACTACACAGGTGGTCTACCTCGTCCGAACCATCTACGTTACACGAGTTTGGCTGAGGCGTTGAGTTGGGACATCTGGATGCTCTACAATCCGAACACAGACTTCCATCCTTTATCGGATGAAGGCACACTCCCACCAGTAGATGAAAAGGGCTATCTGCTCTCGTGGAAACAACGTGGTGGATGGCGCAAGCATGGATGCCCTGGCGCAATTCAAATGGATTGGGATGGCAAGCATGCTTGGGGTGATGATGGAATATGGTTCAACCTGAAAGGATAAAAATGGCAGACGAATTTGAGCAAAGAATAGCAAAACTTACAAGAACCTACCTGAACGATTCAACCAAGCGTCTTTCAGATGTAGGCATGGGAGACCTTATGGCTATGAGGGTTGTTCTAGCTGAAAATATTATAAAAGATTCAAGGACAGCCCTAGATGCCTATTCCTGCGGAGAGCCTATTGGAGAAATGGCTCAAATGGGCTTTGAGGCAGACCTAAATAGACTAGAAGAACACATTGGAGAGATGATTGGTTTGAAAGAGCAGATTGACTCTGAATTGTCGTCAAGAGTGAAACACGGAGTATGGAAATGTGTTCCCACTAGGGCTGAAAGATTAGCCAAATATGCAAACTGTGATGCCACAGAAGCAGACATATACTAAGAAAGGAACATTAGAATATGTTAAGAGTTACCGTTGAATTAGTGCCTTTTGGTATAGAATCTAATAGCAAAGAAATCTTTACTTTGCTTATAGGAAACGATGGCACAGGCACTCAGGAAGAAGGAAATTATACCTACTATGCCTCAGAGGTTGAGGATGATATGAGGTGGGCAAAGTTTCGTAGGCATTTTGATACCATAGAATTGAAGAAAGGAGAATATAAAGGAAGATATGTAGGATTTAGTAGGAAGCGTACCGCTAAGGAATTGGTGATGCTGATTTTGATGGACATATTCAAAAAAGAAAAGGAGAAATAAGATGAAAAAGTTTATATGGAGTTTGATGATTATGTTGTTTCTAGGAGGCTTGCTGGTACAACCAGCGCAAGCTGAGGACGCTGATGTGGTGGGCATTTGCACAGACCCAGCATCGGTGAATTATGTTGGAGTAGAAGTGATTACTTCCATCAAAGATGCAGGGCTGACGGTAGTGAATGAGGGATGCTACTATCTCCAATGTGATGAAGTGTTGTTTGAGGATGGAACAGGAACAGGTGCTTATTCATGTGAAGAAATAACCGAAAGCACAGGCAACTACTGGAGTTGGGTGAACAACACACTACTTCCTCAGCCAGCGTTGAGTCAGGTCGAAGGATGTCTTGACCCTAGTGCAGAAAACTATATGAATCCTATCTTCTGGACAGGTTATGAGATTACTGAGGCTAACTGGACTTGCACATACCCAGAACCAGAATTAATCCCCGTATCAGAAATTAGAAAGGACATATAAAATGAAGATTTATTTAGCACACCCCATTTCGGGAATGACACCGGAGGCAGTAATTGACTACTATGAGAATCTGGTAAAAGGTCTATCTGATGTAGGCTATGACTGCCTATATCCGATGATTGCCAAAGGCTATCTCAGGACAGACCCTAAGTATCGTGGTGAACCTCTGGTTACAAATGGAATCACCAATCCGGTGTCCACCAACCATGCCATTGTAGAACGTGATAAGTGGATGGTTACTCAGTCAGACATCGTGCTGGTGGACTTCTCTGGAGCAAAAATCGTCTCCATCGGAAGTTGCATGGAATTAGCATGGGCAAGTCTGCTTGGAAAGCACACCATTGTGGTGATGGATGCAGAAGGTCTCCACAAGCATGCCTTCATTCTTGACTGTGCGGACATCGTGTTTGAGAAGGCTGGAGAGGCATTCGAGTACCTGAGCAAGTTGCAGAGAAAGCAGACCTAATGAACCCACCAAGCAAAGACTTTCAAAAGGGATTTCTAGCAGGATTTGTGGTCTGCTGGCTATACTTCCTATTATGGGCGTTGTACCTCATATTAAGTGGGCGGTTAGGATGAACGTAATTCAAGACCTGCCTCCGGTATTGGAGAAGGGAGCACTCTGCGCCATAGACACAGAAATCTACGGGGCAAGAAAGTGGAAACTGCATCGTCCCAAAGAGGGCAACTTTGCCAGCATCCAATTCTGCCCCGATGGTGAAACCGTCTATGTGGTTACAGAGGAACGGAAGGTAGCTGAGGCACTCAAACGGGTGAGTAAAGCCACCCCCATCTTTCACAATGCCAAGTTTGATATTGCACACATTCGTGGCTGGTGCAACTATCCAGACCGCTACGATGTGATTGACACCATGATGCAGGAACGCATCCTGTGGAGCGGATTCTACGATAGCTTTGGTCTCAAAGACCTTGCTAGGCGTTATTTGGGTATTCTGGTCAGTAAGAAGGAACGTGAGGAATTCTCCACCGCTACCGAGATGACCAGAGAAATGCTGGAGTATGCCGCATTGGACGCATCCCTTACATGGAAAATTGCTATGGCACAACAGGAAGAAATGTCTAACAAGAATTACGCTGTTTATGAGAATATTGACCTTCCTGCCATGTATGCCGTTCTTGACCTCAAAGGATTCAAGATGGATGTGGATAAGTGGCTCAAAATCGCTGAGACCAAGCGGACTGAGGCTGAGAAGATTCGTGAGAATTTCACCTTCAACCCCAATAGCCCCAAGCAGGTCTTAGCAGTCCTGCAAAGCACAGGACTTCGCAAACTGACCTCCACAGGCGCAGATGAATTAGCTCCATATAAAGAGCATCCGTTGGTAGGACAAATCCTGCGCTATCGTGAGTTGGCAAAAGCATCCTCTACCTACGGTGAGGAATTCATCGAGAAGTATGTGGAAGATGGCTATGTCTACGCTGATTACAATGTTTCTGAGGCACAGACAGGCAGAATGTCATCCACCGACCCCAACTTGCAGAATATCCCCTCTGCGAAAGAGTATCGCTCGTGCTTTATAGCATCCGATGGGAACGAGTTGGGAATCATGGACTACACAGCGCAAGAACCGTGTATCACGGCAGATGAATCACAGGATATGGCTTTATTGGAGATTATCCGTTCAGGGAAAGATGTTCACCTTCTGGTGGGGCAGAGATTGTTCCAAGACCCTACTATGGTAAAATCTGACCCCCGTAGGAAACTCGCAAAAGCCATGAACCTCGGCATGAGCTACGGTCTGACCGCACAAGGTCTCCAGCGCAAGGTAAACAACGAGAAGTCTCCAGATGAAGAACCGATGTCGGACGAGGAGGCTGAGGAAATCGTGAGTGGCTACTTCCGTCAGTTTTGGGGAGTAAAACAATGGATTGATGACAAACGTGCCTCCGCTCAAAAATGCGGATATGTGGAAACTAAGTCAGGACGCAGAATGTATGTCAATCGCTACTCCTACTCATGGTTGAACAATGCCATCAATGCCCCGATTCAAGGGGGAGCGGCTGATTGTACCAAAACTGCTCTCGCAACCTTTCGCAAGGCGTGTTATGACAAACATCTACCCTTCCCTGTGGTGAATGTGGTGCATGACGAAATCGTGGTGGACATTCCAAAAGGTTCAGAAGAAATCCTAACTTTGCTGGATACGGTGATGTGTGAATCTGCTCATGGAATCTACGATAGTGTTCCATTTCGTGTTGAGAAATCCATTGGCAAAGATTGGGGAGCAAAATCATGATAATATTCTTCCTCATAGTAATTGTGGTAATCATAGGAATGCCCATATTTTTTTGGTGGATACAGAGACCTGTATACTGTAGTCTTTGTGGAAAGAAATTCATTCACCAGAAAGTAGAAAATGGATACAGCACTCTAACTGGTAGAAAACAATATAAGACCACAATCTACTGCACAGAGCATCAAACTAAAGGAATGCCTCCACGATGGATGTAGTCTTGACACGGTGTCAAACTGGTGTATAATGTACGGATAATCTGGAAAAAAGTGAGATTTTTTAATTTTTCAGAAAATAGCTTTTGAGAGAAAGGAGATTCAAGATGGACTATGAAACTAAAGTAGAAGATAGTTTGGAACGTGCATGGAATGAATTAGGAGACAGTACCCGAATTCATTGGTGGGTATCAGCGATTGTCTTTGCTCTGTTAGAAATTGCAAAGGCTATCAGGACGAAATAATGGCACAATGCCCAATTTGTAAGAAAGGAATAGTGCAACCGAGAGGTAATAAGAAATCACAGATTCTTGTGATTGCTCCCTCTCCGACTCTTGACGATTTAAAGTCAGGATACCCCTTCGCTGGTGTGTACGGAAACATCATGCGAATGGAGTTAGGGAAGTGGGGTGTAGACCTTTTTCAACTGAGGTACACATGCCTGTGGTTGCACGACATTGTAAAAAAGGATGAGGCTGAACGTGAATGGCACATGCAACAGGCAATCCAAGAGGCTATTGGCAAAGAGGCAGTCTTGATGCTAGGCTCTGAGGTTGTAGGCGCATTTTTTCCAGGGCTAACAGCCACAGCCGTGAGTGGGATTCCAATGAAGGCAGACCTTCTGAGTGCTCCTCTTGTGATGGGAACACTTAATCCACTCAGTCTAATCCAAGGTAGTCATGGCGAGTTTTCTATGGCTATTTACAAATTTTGCAACATAATCAAAGAGAGGAGTTTATATGGCTAAAACAGAAGTAAAAGATAATGTCGTGATTACGCTCAACAAACAGGATGCAGTCCTGCTCATGGACACAGATGCAATGAAATTCGAGTTGATGATTCCAGCAGACAAACCAGAGTACGCTGAGGTGTTCAAGATGTGGATATGGTTGCTCTCTGGAACAAAGACTGCTGACGATGTCATGGGGCTTGTCTCTCTGGCATACTACGCAGAGCAATCTGGGGCGTTGGATGAAAAACCCAACATGGTAGAAAAGAAACGAGAATTGGTGCAGGTTTCTGGTTCTCTAGATGCCCTTGTAAAAGAATTCTTCAAGAATATAGGCAAGAAATGATAGTCTATATGTCTGTTCCTACGAAGGAATATAGCAATCGTCAGTATGTAGGAGACATTCAAGAAGAAATTGAGTTGTGCAGTAATAGCACCCTCCTACCCTCTGCTGGAAATAAGGCAAGGAAGGAATTGATTGCTGTAAGTGATGTGATGATAATGCTCCCTGATTGGACTACAGATGCAGACTGCTGTGCCGAAAGAAAATATGCAGAATCTCTCGAAATCCCTGTGTATGAGTACCCTTCTGTTCCCGAATCCAAACATCTTACCGAGATACGGAGTCCCAATCAGGCACAAGCATTCCGTGAGCTACTCGGAAAGATGTACCGTGTCCATCTCCAGAAGAATGCAGACTACTCCCCAGCGAACATTGCTGGCACAGGAGAGGTAGGTTTAGCTACACGCATGTGGGACAAGATGGCTCGTCTGATGAACCTGTCTGGATTCAATCTGGAAGTAAAGTTGCTGAATTTCAGCCAGCCCAAAGAGCCTAAGAATGAATCCATTGAGGACACGCTCATGGACATGGCGGTGTATGCTCTAATCAATCTGCTCTATCGAGCAGGGAAATGGGGTAATTGATGTACTTCATAATTATCCTATACAAAAATGGAGAAAAGAAGGATTACCTAGCAAAGAGATATGAAATGTTTGATAGTGGCACAGTCTTTTTCATGGTTCTAGCTGAAACCTTCATCTGGATTAACATGTCAGAAGTAAAAGAAATTGTTTTAGAGGAGAATAAAACCAAATGACCATAGAACAACTTGTACCTATCAGTCCATCAAAGCTCGAATTTTTCAATGACTATTACGCTACCCTGAATCACAAAGAACAGCAAAAGTTGGACGATGCGATTCATGACATCAAGATGGAGATGTGGGCACGGTGGCGTGATAGGAATGGGGATGGCACATGTCCCATCTCGGACGATGATGTTCGAGAAATAATTGTCGCTACATTCTTTTGGATTGCAAAGGAGAACGCAGATGTCTAAATCACAAGATGAGGAATTGGTTTCCGCACTCGACCAGCCCATTCGGTTTGACCCCAAACCTGTGCTGGAAGAAATTGACACCTTCTATAATGACGCTAAGTCAAGTGGAGATGTCATGGTCATCCTTGACAGAGCAAAGTTGTATATCACCAACTTTCGCATGAGTGGACTTGCTCTAGCCAAACTGCTCTACATGCTGAAACGAGATTGGCATGAGTATGATGTGTCAGACACCTATGAGGATGTCCTCTATGATGTCCTCGGCATATCAAAGTTAACTATAAATCGTTACGTGGGAGTGTGGGGTATGTTCGCAGAGAACCTCACCCCTGCGGAGCTATCCAATAAACTCCAGAACAAGCCCATGAAATCCCTTATCCCTATGGCAAAGACGCTTGAACAAGGCTTTGAGGTAGAGGACGAGGAATGGCAGGAGTTAGCAAATGCTCCAGACGATGCAACCATTCGGGGCATCCTGAGAGACATCAAGGGTCAATCCCCTCGCAAGGGTGGCATTACGATTCAGTTGAAACGAAATGGAGACCTAATTGCATACAGCAATGGTCAGACCTATTCGCTGGGGTATCTCGAAGTGGATACCGATTTGGAAGTAACCAAAAAAGCTATCGAGCGCATCTGCTCTAGCGCAGGAATTTCGAGGGAATAATGCCTATAACACTTGTCGGAAAATTACCAAGCATTGAACGTGTGCAAACAGGGTTCTGGTCTCTTGACCGAGCCTTGCAGAATGGCAGAGGAGAGCGTGGCTTTCCTCTCAGAACCATCATTGAGTTATATGGGTACGAAGGTGTGGGTAAGTCTACCTTCTGCTGGGACATCTCGTCTCGGCTATTTCCGAATGGAACAATTTGTGTAGGTGCTCTGGAAACCCTTGACCCTGAGTACATGCAGGACATCATGCGGAATGCAGGATTCGATGGCACAGTTGAGATTGCCAAGGGAGATACAGACGAGGAATTCGTTACTCACCTTGCTACCGTGATTGCCAGAGAAGATGTGCATGTGGGCATCCTAGACTCGGTTGGAGCAATCTCACCAATCTCTGAAACATCTGGAGAAATGGGTGAGGCAAACATGGGTCGTAGAGCACACATCACAGCGCAGTTTTCTAGGCGCATCCAAAACGTCCTCAGGAACAAGGAAACGCCAACGGTGGTGTTTGTCATCTCCCATCTCTCCCAAATCATCGGGGGTCGGGGAAGTGAGACCACAGGCGGTACAGCCAAGAAGTTTTTGGCAAGCCTTCGCATCCGTCTCCGCAGGGTGGAAGGATTCGATGATGGTTCATACCTCATTGAAGGCAAGCTGGAGAAGAATCGTTGGGGAGTTGAAGATAAGACTTTCCAAATGTGCTATCTCTCCGGTAAGGGATTCCATACAGGTCTATCCGCAGTCTTTGATTGTGTAAACCTCGGAATCGCCAAACGGGAGCGTGTCATCAAAATGGGAGACGATAGTTATGGGTTCATATCCAAGCTGTTTGCTCAGGCTCAGGATGGTCAAGATGCCGTGTTCGTTCCTTTCAAAGATGCTCTTGCCAACTTTGATAAGGAGACCAAATGATAAAGGTCTCCTTACCTCTCACCTTCCCTAACTACACCGTAACGGTGCATGAACAGGACACGCCTGAGTTGCTGGAGAGGTTCAAGATGAAATGGTCAAATGCCTACCCATTGGTGGTAGGCATAGACCCTGGTAGCAGACACATGGGACTTACCATTATTGAGAAAGACATCACTCGAAGTTTTGAGTTTCTACTCAATCAGTCAGAGAACCCCATTACCAGAATGGAGTATGTAGGTCAGGCAGTCAAAGAGTGTATCCATCGTTCTACAGGATTTGCTCTTGTGGAAGGTAGCAGTCATGGAGAGGTTTACGGTCAAACCCAACTGGCTGAGGCTCGTGCCTCTGCTATGCTGGCTATGTCCGAGAAAGGATTTGAGGTAATCTGTATGCCCCCATCCTCAATCCGCAAGAAGGTCTTTGGAAATGGAAAGACGAGGGGCGAGGACTTCTGGAAAAAACAGATAGCCCCAAATGCCGCCTCGTCTCTGGTTTGTGCCTTGTGTGGCTGGAAAGTATTACCTAGTCGTTGGGCTGAGTTGTACGGAAGTAATCAACCATTCGAGTAGCCAGACCATCCACATCCGTCTTATGATGCCATCCGAGTACATGATGTGCTTTGGTGGCATCTCCTTTTAAGGGAGCAGTCTCCACAGGACGCTTGAATTCGTCCGAGATGGTTACATACTGCAACCAATTCAACCCCATAGCCTCGTAGCATAACTCCACAAAATCATTCACCGAGCAAGTCTTTCCTGTTGCCAGAACAAAGTCGTCAGGCACAGGATGTTCCAGCATCATCGTCATGCCCTCGGTGTACTCAGGAGCATAGCCCCAATCTCGAATTGCTGTTAGATTGCCAAGCACTACAGGTTCTCTACGAGCCGCCGCTTTCGCAACCTTCGATGTCAGGAATTTATCCCCCCTACGCTCGGACTCATGGTTGAACAGGATGCCACAGGATACCCACAGACCACGCTTGCGCCAGATATGTGCCATCTGGTGAGCCGCCATTTTAGCAACTGCGTATGGAGAGATGGGGTCAAACTTGGTCATCTCGTTCTGTCCAAACGTACCACCAGAGGTAAGTCCAAACATCTCGCTGGACGATGCCTGATATACATGCGCCTCAGGGCAGATGTCCCACACAGCCTGAAAGAGATTCATTGCTCCCATACCCGTTACTTGCATCGTGTAGTCAGGAAGGTCATAGGACGTTCCCACATGCGACTGAGCCGCAAGATTATAAACGTAATTTGGTTGTATCAGTTTGAGAGTTTCTCGAAGTCCACTAAGGTCAGTCAGGTCTCCCTCAAAAAGCTCCAGCCTATCCTTGATGTGCTCAATGTTTCCCAAGTTGTTTGTGGAATTTCTGCGGACGAGACCATGCACATTATCTCCCCTGAGAAGATGCTGTTCAGCCAGATACGAACCATCCTGTCCGGTGATGCCAGTTATAAAAACATTTCTTTTCATGCTATTCTCCTTTGAAAAAGTCTTGGACACTCTCAATCATATAAGTAATCATTTCATCCGTCAGAGATGGATGACACCCAATCCACAAAGTATTGTTCATGATGTAGTCAGCATCATCCAACGGGAAATCATCAAATACAAATCCAGCATCAATGTAAGCTGGCTGACGAGTGAGGTTTCCAGCGAACACAGGACGAGTGCCAATGTTACGCTTGGTCAGGAAGGTTACTAGGTCATTCCGTTTCTTAGTTTCTCCAGCCAAGAAGGTGATGGGGAATCCGAAGGGGCTGGGATTGGTCTCAGCAGGATACTCAGGGAAGAATATCCGATGGTTCAGGTCTCTGAGACCCTCTCTCAACTTCATGGTGTTCATGCGTCTAACTTGCGTAAAGTCTTTCAACCTGTGTATCTGAGATTCCCCAAGAGAGGCTTGAAGGTCAGTCATTTTCAGGTTGTAACCAATTCTGGAATAGACGTACTTATGGTCATATCCAAAAGGCAACTCTCCGAACTGCTGAGTGAATCTCAAACCGCAGGTGTTATCCACTCCCGTTCCGCACCAGCAATCTCTACCCCAATCACGGTAGGACTTGATAAGCCTGTCCAGTTTGGGGTCATGTGTTACAACTGCTCCACCTTCTGCGGTGGAGATGTGGTGAGCAGGATAAAAGCTATAGGTGTGGATGTCTGCGTAGTAGCCCACCGGATGTCCGTTAATTTCAGAGCCAAGAGCATCACAGCAATCCACCACAAAAAACTTTCCATGTTTCCTGCACTCCTCAGCAATCAAATCCTCACGGAAAGGAAAGCCGAGAGTGTGTGCCAGCATAACTCCAGCAACCTCAGGGCTTTTTATCATTTCCAACACTTGCCACTCACTAGAATTTAGCGTCAGAGAATTAGCATCCACAAATCTAGGAAAGAAGCCAGCCTGAATGATTGCATTGACGGTGGTGGGGAATCCGGTAGCGCAAGTGATGACATCACGAGACCCAATTGCTCTATTAGCCTCAGCCATAGCCAGCATTGCCAGAAGATTTGCACTAGAGCCTGAATTAGCCAGAGTTACAAAGCGTTTCTCTGCTACCTGCGAGAGTTGTTTTGCAAAGCGGTCTGCGTACTCCCCCTCCGTGAGCCAGCCTTTGAGGACTGCCTCAATCATGTTCATCTTATCCCCCATCGTAATCTGCTGTTTCGTTACGGGAATATGGGACTGTCCAGCCACAAATTTCTTACCATTCTTAGGGGCATACTTTCTGATAAAAGTTTGAAACTCGTATTCCTTACCCATGTCTTTATAACTTGATTCTATCATTACCAATTCTCCCAAGTAGTTGACTTCTTAAGTTCTGGCATGTAGTCATGCGCCTTGAAGAAAATCCCATCGAATAACACCGTGTCATTCTCAATCTGCAATGGCACAATCGAGTAAGCCTCGTCTGTATAGTAGACCACAGCGAGACCCTGTTGCCATTGAACCTCTCTGTTCGAGCCAGGAACACTTCCATCAGTTTTACATAAACACCCTGGGCAGAAAGCCGTAACCGTCTTAGTGCCTCCATTTACAAGCGTCTTGCTTGCCATCTCGGTACGGTGAATGTGTCCAAAAATGGTAGAGATAGCCTGATTGTCGAGCATGGCTCTTGCCGTTGCCAGCGTACCACCACGAGCGATATTGCCATGTGTGCATTGTAGATTTTTATTGAGATGATAATTTGCGTTCTGCCAATCCCCGATATACTTTACCCCCATCCGATTCAACCCCAGCAAGTTGTCCACCGATAAAACTGCCTCTGCATCAATGTTGTCTGCTGGTCGTAGGTTATACGCATCCAGCAAATGTGTGGTCATGGCAATCTGTGGTCTCTGGTCGTGATTTCCCTCAATCACCACAGACTCACTAGAGAGCGCATGAATCTGATTTATGACCCATGCCGCTTCAATGAGGGCTGGCTGGACGGTAAAGTAATACTCAGGATTCCTGACGAATTTATCCGTCCACATGGTAAAGTCATTCACATCTCCGAGCCACACCGATACATCTGGTTGTAGGTAATCTGCCAATTCCATAGCGATAGAAAGAGCCTCACGGCTATGGAAAGGTGAGAGCTTGTTTGTGCGTAAGTCTCTACTGAAACCAAATTGGGGGTCAGGAAGGATGAGTGCTTTCTTGACTGCACTATCCACCCTTTTTACTTCTCTGCGTTCTGGACAGACGGTTATTTCGATGGGGTGAATCACGGGCTTGATTGCCACAGGTTTGATTCTGACCAGCCATGCCTTTATCTGGAACAGAGGCTCTACATTGACCGTGCCAGTATCCTCGGTAAATCCATTCACTATCCCATTATCGTAAACCAGACGCTTGACCGTAGCTTTGCGTCCTACTTCCCACTTGTTGACAATGTAGTGGTCAACCTTCCATTCCTGCAAGTCCACCTTGGCGATTTCAAGCAGGTCATCCAGCGTAACAATGCGCTGGAAACTAGCCTCCACCGTTTCGTGATTGTCGTCTATGCGTTCTTCAACAATCTTCCCAGGCTCTTTAACTTCCTGCGGACTATTGCGTTTGATGCTCCTATATCTCCCCCTAGCTTGTTCGGCAGTAATGTTAAACTCTCTACCGATTTTCTCCCATCTCCACCCCTCTACATCTCGTAAGTAAACTATCTTAGCGGTTGTGTCGTCATCATCCAAATATTTAGGCAAAGTAATCTCCTTCCTCAATTTTATTTGAGTAAATTATACTACATATACATAGAATGTCAAACTACTCTGGACACCGTTCAAGGCATTTTTCCAGCCTAGCAATTGCATCTTTCAATTCAGCCTGAAGTTTCTCATTTTCCTCCTGATATGGTTTGAGCAGGGAAGTAGCGGCTCTGGCAATCGTTTCTGAGGCATCTGCCTCGGACTTGTGGGCACTAGCTTTGTAGTTTTTATATTGGAGTGCACTTGCAACTAGAGACCCAACCAGCGCAATTATGCTTACCCCTAGTGGAATGTAGAGAGCGATAGATGTAGTCTCCATTATTCCACCAATGTCGCATAACCAAGGACACATGCCTCCCCATTATAGACTATCCTACCTCTACAGTTTAGCTCCATCTGTTTTCCTGTATCTGTAGTAATCTTAAGGGGGGTGGTAATAATGCTCATATCATTACCTGCAAGACGCTCTCTTACACTATCTTGAATGGCTACAATCTGCTTATCTGGCATGCCATAGAAGATACTCTTTCCGATAAAGAAACTCGGAGTTTGTTTGAAGTATGAGGCAAACTGTGGGTTCACATAGACAAATTTAAAAGTTGTGCAACTGTACTGGTAGATACCAACAGGACAGGACTCCACAATAAAATGATTCTTGTCTGCCATCTTTACCAAAGCTCGTTTCATGTGTTCTAACTCAATTGCACTCTTGAATTTCCTAGTCATAATTAGCGTGATTGCTCCGATTACTTCTGGAAGAAGCAGGATAATTATGCTCAGGTCTTTCAGCAGGATTCTTGTGTTAGGGGGCAACTCGGTAACTAGAAAACAAACATACATGGTAGTTACAAAAAGCCTAGAGAATCCCATCAGCCATGATAGGGGATTTTTCTGTTTTACGCCATCGTAAAAATAGATTCCTACAAGAACCGCAGACAACAGCGCAATGATATACCTCATTATCTCTATGTAATCCAAGCTGATTATAACTAACCCATCCATTTGACACCTCCGATGAAAGTATAGTGTGTTTTATTCATTATACCTCTAATATCTTAAGAAGTAGTTGAAATAACTTACAGCATTACCTACAATAGTATACAAACCAAATCGTGTAGGTGTTACTCCTAATGTTCCAGTATTTGCACTATAAATAAATTGCCAAGTTAGACCATTTGTTGACTCATAGAAATAGTAAGTAGACCCAACCTTTATTATTTTTAACCATTGATGGTCTTGGGCAGTAGTAGCACTCAATACTTCCAAATAGTTAGAACTATATACTCCGTTAACATATTTAGTAATATTAAACCTACCTAAACCAGCACTATTTCTACCTCCGGTCATCCATCCAACTTGGTTACTTGCTTCTGCTCTTATTCCGTCTGTAAGTATAAGTCCAGCAGTACCCCATCCAACTGCTCCAATAGATGCCCAGATTAATTCAGTTTCAATGGAAAAATCTACCCCCGTAGGAAATGGTTGAGTAATTCCTGCTAAACCAACTGAGCCTGTTACTGTATATCCAAATCCCATCCACCCAGGTAATCCTGTGTAATCTTCCCCGTATAAAACTCCAAGTCTTGACCATTTAGCATTCAAAGACCCAGCATCAAAGTGGTCATCCTCTGGATTGACTGCACTACGTCTCATTAATAATTGCATTGCTCCAGGGTCTTGAAACCATCCTGTCCTTGGAGCAGGAACTACTGACGAGCTACCAGTAATGTTTACTGTTGTAGTATCACTACCATTATCTGTTAGAAAGACCCCTGCTCCAGCGAAGTTTAGTTTCGTGCGAGGCGTTACAGACACACCCTCATCCTGTATCACGGCTGGAACAGTCCCACCAAGTACCTGTTCTATGCCATCATCTCCCTTCTTATAGATGAGACCACCCTTGGCATACAAGATGACCTTGTTAGCAGGTGGAGTAGATGCACTTGAAACATTGTTGAGTTTTAACATAGTATTCTCCTATACCTTGAACACCAAAGCTATGCCAGCAGAACCAGCATTTCCTGTTATACCAGCCGCACCATCAGCCCCAGGTGCTCTACCCAAACCTCCAGAGCCTCCCGTTCCACCCAATCCTCCACTAGCCGTTACAGATGGCACGGTGTCAGCTATGGAATATACGAACACACAATATCCTCCACCTCCACCCGTTCCACCAGCACCTCCCTGACCTCCCCCATTTGTGCCAGTTGCTCCAGCCGCACCTCCAGCACCACCGTTGCCCCCTCTACCTCCGTTGGCACTCACCACCAAATTCTGTCCATTGAAGATGCGCTTTACGGTTAGAACCAAGAAACCTCCACCTGAGCCGTTGCCTCCAGAGCCTCCTCCAGCACCGGATGTTCCCGTTGAACCAGCCGCACCTGAACCTCCAGAGCCAGCCGAGCCAGCAGGGGTTGTCATGTTGAATAAGGCTTCTCCCAGCGTCTTAGCTTTGATTCCAGATACCACATTTCTGACAGAACCAACTGCCGCAGTAAGCATAGTAGCCGCACCAGCCGCCGCACCTGCTCCTCCATTTCCTCCTGTGTAGATACCAATGCTTCCAGCACGATTGATAGAATTGTTTGCTCCATCTGCTCCAACCATAGACGCAATACTTCCTGTAGCAACTCCAGCAGAACCAGCCGTTCCTGCCGTTCCGTTTCCTGCCGAAGTCCTGCCAGCCGCACCAGCTTTACCTACCAGCGCAGACATTCCAGGTGGAAGTGAACC